ATGCCCGCTGCGACTGGCTAACCAAACAAGACTAGCTACTCAGCCCCCGTTCACAGCGGGGGCTTTCTCTTGTCCGCTAAGTTTCCTCGTTCGGTCCCATAGCGCCCGCGTCAGCTTTTCGTGCATCTCCTGCATCTCGAACAGGCTGAGTTCTTTGCGCATGACTTTTTGCTTCTCCCCGTGGCCGGTGAACATGGCGATATGCACTCGGCCGGGGGAATCCTCGATCGTGGTGACGAAGATGCGGGGCTCACTCATCCACGATCACCACCTTTTTCTTGCGGGCGCGGCGCGCGGCAGCAGTGCGGCGCTCATCGCGGAACACGCGGAACTCGATAGCCCCGTCTTTAATGCGGAAGTCCCAGCGATGCACGAGCCCGCAGGAACAGCACTGCTCGCAAAAGCCTCGGCGCGGCGGGCGATACCATTCACCGTCCTTGAGTTCCGGGTAGCGGGCCATCTCATACCTCGATCAGCTCGCCCCGGAAGGCAACAACCCCGGGCTCAAGCACCGTCACCAACTCAGGCGGCAATAGCGCGCCGCTGTCGAAACGAAACACCGCAAAGCCGCTGCGCCAATTGCGGGGATTGTCCTCCAAATACTGGAATTGCGGGGCGTAAATGTCGGCCATCGTCCCAACATCAATGCCGTAGCGCGTGCCGTTATAGTCGGTGATCGGTGTAACCCGCTGGCTGTGCAAATGCCCGGTGGCTATGGAGCGGCCGGCATAGATGACGTTGTTCCAAGTCGCATGAATGCCACCGCGATGACGGTGCTTGATGACCAAACCGCCCGGGCGATTATTGACGAATACCGACCAGCACGGCTCCCAGTCGGGAAAATGATCCAGGAGCCGCGTGCCCTTGACGCCAGCGACTTCCGGCGCGTGCGTGGCCAGATACACCTCGAAGCGCTGATCGTGATTGCCCCAAGGCCAGAGCTTCTTGGCCTTGCCTGCCGCCTTGGCGATCTCCCCTAATCGTTCGGCGCAGACTTCAAGCTCGTCCTTGGTTTCCGGCATTCGCGTCCAGCCAGGCGGGGGATGCCGTGACACGCGCGGAAGATCGAGCGCGTCTCCGTTCATGACCACGACAGCAGGCTTGAGCTTTTTGCAGAAATTGACGAAGGCTCGGTGCGCCGTGCTGGCATCGCCCGGCCAGTAGTGGGGATCGGAACCGACCAGCACAAGGCCGTTGTCCAAATCTATCTCGCGCCGGCCCTTGGCGGCTGGGGTAGCTTGAGGGTCGGGAAGTTTGATATGATAGATGCGCTGGGCAATGTCCAGCCAGCCGCAGAAGGTGCTTTTGGGGATGTTCAACTCTCGTGCCGCCGCGCTCTTGGCGCCTACCCGCTTCCAGACGGCTATTGCATTCTCGATAATTTCCCTGCTCGGCGGCTCTAGCGGCATGATCCCTCCTGGTTGCGCTCCACCGCCCCACTCGCGGAGCTACTTGATCTGCGGCTCAAGGCGCTTGGCTCGGGCGCGTTGCTCGGCGAGCCAGGACTGCACGATGTCGGACCCGTCGCCTTCCATCTTGCCGTATATCTTGGCGAAGTAGGCGGGCGCTGGCGCGCCTTGTTCCGGCGTTTGTTGCGCCATGCGCGCTTGCGAGAAGAAAATCGCCCCGCCCCGCATACATTCCAGCGGCGAGACAACAACGCGAGCGGCCACGCCGCCGAGCAGGATCAGCCAATCGTCTACGGTCATCGGTGTTTCAGGCAGGCGCGGATGTCGTCGCGGGTGATGTTGTAGTCACGCACCAACTGAGCGACGTGCGGATAGAGCCTGATGACTTCCGCATATTCCTTGGCGAGCTCGGCGCGGAACTCGGCCGAGTAAGTTTGCAGCGGCGGGCACAGCCGCGCCTTGACCTCGGGCGTGCAGCCTTTGAAGCCAGCTAAAGGAACGGCAGCAACAATCAGGGCGATGCAGAGCCAGCGGGGCATCAGAAACTCCCATCCCGGATTTTGTCTAGCGTCTGGTCCGGCGTGCGTTCCTCGGAGCGGTTTTTTAGATAGTCCTCGGCGAGTGCCGAATCCTTCTCTGCCTGCTCCTTGGCAATCTCAGTGGCGGCCGCTCGTTTCCCTGCCCAATAGATGAACAGAGCTACGAGCGGCTTGACCAGTGAAAGCGCCGTGGAAACTATTTTCGCCCACAGCGTTGTCATGTGCTTACATCATCTTCATGCCAGAGCGCAGAGCGCCTAGGCCAAAAGCGCCGAGAAGCCAATTAACCCAATCGTCCCCCATTTCAAAACCGGGGACATCAAAGCCCATAACTTTCTCGACAACGATGCAACCAACCATCGTCCACATGACGATGTAGGTTTTGTAGCCGGACAAGCCGGCCCACATCTCAGCCATAATTTTTCTCTCCATGATTGAGTGCCCTTCCGCGACTAAGGGCAGGTCAGCCAAAGAGAGCCCATCAGTAGGCAAATCTCTCGGCACACCGGGGTCGCGCCTCGGAGTTAAAGTCATTTGATGATGCGATTGATTCTCAGCGCGTAGAGGAACAGCCAGCGCGCATAGAGGCAGAAGAGACAGGTCCGCTTGTAGCGGAAGCACCAGCGAGACAGCCGACCGTAAGAACGACCGAACCGCATCTAAGCCCCCCATCAATTATCATTGGCGTCGTGTTCTTCCGTGAGCCCCGAACTCGTCCACTCGATTTCGATGTTGTGCATGTTGATGTAGCCCGCCGCCTGACGCCAGGGACAGACATGCGGCCAGATTTTGCGGAGCGTTCCCCATAGCGAGTCATACGGGAACGAGTCTGCCTTATCCCGATGTAGGGCGATCCTGACGGTGACCGTCTCGACTAGATTGGTCATTTCCCCCCGTAAAGATCGGCTTCCTTGTTGCGCCGTCGCAGGATGCCCTTGTAGTGTTTCACCGTCTTGGGCGGGAGCAAGGTTCTGATCTCGGCTTCGGCCTGCACATGGCTCTCGGCATTGACCATCTTCCTCAGCTCGGAGCGGTCGAGATTGCCCGGCCCCCAATTATAGGCTATAGAAACCAGCGCATCGAATTGGTGCTGCTTGAGCGGGACGGTGATTGAGGCTTTCACTCGATTCTCATAGTCAATCAGGTCGCGGGCGAGAATTTCTTCCGCCTCCTGCTCGGTAATCCGAAGGTCGGGAGTAACGACCGGAGGCTTCAGGCTCCGGTTAGAGTGCCCATACCCGATAGCCAGCGAACCTACATCGTCATAGGGGATTAGCCTTAGCCCCTCGAAATGCTTGATGAGGTCCAATCCCGCCTTGGAAATGTGCATCTCGGCTAGGGGTAAAGCAGGAACACCCTCCAGAGGCCCAGAATTGACTGACAGCTTTGGCGCTTCCATGAGCTTCCCCATCTGCCAAGGCCCTACCACGTCTGTAGAGCCAATTGTGAGACTCGCTTGATGAGCGCGAATAGCTGAGTCGGTCTTCGGCCCCATGAGTCCGTCAATCGGGCCCGGGTCAAATCCGTGGGCTTTCAAGCGTTCCTGAATTTCCTTTAGGTCGAAAAGCTGCTTGAGGGCCTGGGCCTTCCAGTCAATAACCGCAACGGGGGCCTCGGGCGTCCCCTTGGCCGAGTCCACTGCGGGGGAAGTGTCCCCAAGATAGCTTTTCACCTTGGAGAGAAACCAATCCTTCTCGATATTGCCTGGGCACTCCCGGTGCGAGGTGCGAGTATCTTCTTTGTGAAATCGCACGGTCGAGGGAGAGGCAACCAGGCCGAGCCACTTTAGCAGCTCAGCCGTGGTCCAGGCCATTGTCTCCCAGTTGATTGCGCCGGGGCCGGTAAGGTGCGAGTGCTTTCCGGTCTTTCGGTAGTCGCCTTCACATTCGATGGCGATTGCGGTATTGTTCCATGAGGGAGAATGGACCGAAGGATATTCAACGGGCGTTCCCGGATAGACCTTGGTTCCCATCGCGAAGAAATGAGGCCCGCCTTTCCACCTCTGTTGATTCTTGTAATAGTTGGCGAGGTTCGCCATGCGCTTCGCGGCGCCGACTGAGGCGAGGGTGTAGGGCGCACCCGTGGCGTGGATCGCCAAGAACTTGCACCAGCTTGGCTTCTTCTGAGCCGAGAGCCATTTCACAAATTCGGCACGGTCAAACCCCGCCCCGGAAAAGCCTCCGAGCCACATGCGAACACCTCTCTATATCCAGCTGTTAGAAGGAGTGGCGAGCTACTTCTTTTCCCCGCCATCGCGGAAGTCACGCCAGAGTCTGCGTCCCAACAAAATGAGGCCGCCCACCAAAGTCAGGGTTGTCAGCCAACCGTTTACGTCAGCAAGATACGGAGCCCAAATGGGGGATGACGTAAGCGCGCCGGCCAAGGAATAATCTTTCACCGCGTCCCCCGATGGATGGTGTTGCACGAGCCAATGCATCATGGCTGCGTTCTCATTGCTTTGCTCCGATGTAAAAAGGCTGTAGTCTCCCCCTTTAGGAGGGACTATGCGAGAAATCGTTTGCCTGTTGAGTTAGAGGAAATGCGCGGACGTTGCGCTAACCGCGACGGCAGATGAACGCCAAAACAACAATGGCAAGGAGCGTCCCGAATAGAACATAGAACGGACTCAAGCCCTCAAGACTCTCCCGCCCTATAACAATGCCAAAGGCAATCAACCCAATTAAGGGAACCGCAATCCCGGCAAATACCGAATGCCAGAACCTATGGCTGCCACGCCATACGAGATACCCGCAGGCGAACGCTACAGAGAGAAATACTAGCGCATTCACTCGACTGGCTCCAATCTGCCCCGAGCGGCCTTTTTCTTTAGTGCAGCTTCCTCAATCCAGGGAAACTCAATAAGCAATTGCTCCCGTGCCGCACGGCCAAAATCGTTGAACACGTCACGAGCGATTTTTTCCCGGCCCTCTGATGTCTCGGCTTCCTGCCATACCTCGCTGAGATCGTTCTGGCCCGTAACCATGCCGTTGAGGACTTCCAGCAAGGTATGATCCCCATAGCGAGCTTCCAGCCAATCGGCTTCGATCTCGGATGGCTTGGTTGCGCCCCTGAGTTGGTAATATCTCTGCCGCGTGTCCGGGCGGTTCTTGAAGGATACCCGCTCGCCCTTGATGGTGATGTCGCCCCCACCCATACCAAGGAACCAGCCATCCTTTTCCATCGCTAAGTCGATAGGTTCTGGTTTGTATTTCGAGCTGTAGATCGGTGACACAGCATCATAAATGCTACCTAGCCCGCTTTCATAGCCGATCGCACGTCCCCATAGATCGCGCTTAGCTGGCAAGTCATCCGAAAGTCCGGGCGTGCGAGACTTCACCGAGCTGATCATATCATGGACCGCCCGCTTGGTCGGATCAAGAAAGGTGGCAACCTCCTTCACGCCAGTCGGTACAAAGCTGCCCGCGAAGCGATCAAGCCAGGCCGCACCATATCTATCGGAATCCTCGATTGCCTCGATAAATCCGGCCAAACCTTGCATGTAAGATTTTGACGTTATGTTCTCGGCGATGGAGAATGCAGCGGCGGCAAACATTTCTTGGAACTCAGCAGCGGTTTCATCGCCCCCCTGCGCGTTCAAAAGATATTCCGAAAGGTCGGCAGCAATACCCATATGATAACCCATCGGATCAAGACGATTAAAGGCAAAGTATCGGTCGCCGATTTTGGCGGAGTAGGGTTTGTTACCTTGGCGCATCCAGTTCTGACGTTCGCTGGTATCCTTGAGCGGCGGGCCGGAACCCGTAATGTGCCCGTTCATGGCCATATCCATGCTCACCATGAGCGCCATCGTGCCTAGCGCCATCCTGGTTCTAGCTAGATCAGCTTCGGCCCCGCCCTTGGCTATGGCGTTCCGATATTTCGCCGTGAGCGGAGCCAATGGCGTGCGCTCGAAGGTGTATTTCAAAATGTTCCCTGGCGTGTTGACAAACGGCAAAACGAATCTGGCAACCGGGAACTCACTCATCACCGGACTACGCATCAACCACTGTGTGAACTTGCCTGGCGGATTGGTGAAGGTCTGATAGGCTGCCGTAGCCGCCGCCTCTAGCCGGATTGCCTCGGGCGGATCATTGAGGATTTCCGCAAAGCGCGTTTTTACGTTGCCCTTCGCAAGCGTGCCTTCCCTCAACTCACGAGAAACCATACGCTGCGCTTGGGCGTGCAGTTCCATGCGATAGCCGATGGTCTTGAAAAATTCGTCCTCAGCTTGCAGCATTCGGCCGGGAACATTCACCACCGATCCTAACGCATCAACCCCACGCCCAGCCCAGCTATCCGAGCGGATATTCCAAGTGCCAGAGGAAATCATGCGCTCACGAGGAAGTTCGATCTTGTTGACGCCGAAACCAGTCTGACCAGTGCGCATCGCCTTGCCGGCATTGCGAAAAGCATCCCAGATGCCCCCGCGAAGCCCCTGGATTTGCGCTAAGGCTTCTCCGATCTCAACGCCTTCCTCGGAGAACAGTCGCCCATAGCGCGCCGCCACTGAGCGTTCTAGGATGGATAGTCCAACGACGCCAGTATTCGACATCATATTGACCATGTGCGTCTTGGGACCGGATAGAAGCGCGTTGATCCAGTATTCTTGGATCGAGCCGAGCGTTTTCGCGGAAACACTCTTCTCCACGAATTTGGAAAGACCTGCCGCAGCATTCGGCGTTTTGGCCAGCACCGCGACGCGCCGCGCCAAAGCCGCTGCCGCTTCTGGCCCGCCTGTCCGGACAAGCAGCGATTCCATATCGCGCATACGTTCTAAATTACCACCCACAGGGATGGCCCAAGACTGCAATGCACGGGCAGTCTCCGACCGAGCGGCAATCACCTCTTTCTGGATGGCATGGTGCGTGGCAAGCATACGCCGGAACTGGAATAGATTTTCGGGTGTAGGATTGTCGGCTGCGATTTCTGCTAACTTGCCCAACTTATCGGCAGAGGTCGCCCAAAGCTGTCTTGCGGCGACAGACTGTTCGGCATTTAGCGGTTGTCCTGGCCTGCGTTTGACCAAGGCATCCCATGCGTCAATCTTGTCGGCACTTAAGACCGTCTCAACATTGGTGCGAACGCCGCGCCGCGCCTTGTCGATGTCGTCCTTGAACGCCCCAGCCGTATCATTGATAATACGCTGAATATCCTCCGGCTCGTTGATGCGAGCGAAGTTGATATAGACACCATCGGCACCGGCAAGCGGTTCGAGCCCTTTCCTAGTAAGCGCACTGGCAACAATATCATCTGGCACGCCCAAATCACCAGTTTGTGCAGCCGCCGTAGTCAACTTCTTGTCGATAACCAGCGGGACGTTCTGATCGGCACTGCCAAGCAAGGACAGGTCGCCAGCCTCGCGCAGCATTTGCTCATCGGTAGCAGTGCGGATAGCGGCCGCAGTCAAATCGGCGGCATTGCCTTCTCTGGCTAGAATCCGGCGGGAGCGATAGAGTTTGATGGCCCTGAATAACCCTTCGGCCAAGGTGCCGATGCCCAAACCTTCGATGGCATTCTTTAGCCTCCCCTCAAGTTCCGAATCTTCCTTGTCGGCGGCAAGATATTCGGTGACGGGATTGGCCAGGGCCGGAACTTGTTTCAGCAAATCCGAGAGACGTTCTTCGTGCGGATCGAAGGCAAGAAAGTCCGCTACCGCGCCAGCACCGGATGCGCGACCAAAGCCAACAAGTGCAGTCGTGCCTCGGAGCCCTCCCATAGCTTTGGCCGCCAAACCGAACGGCCCTAGGAATCGAGCTATCGGCCTGACAGCGCCGCCTATAACGGTCTTGGGCTCACCAACATCCGGGAGGGTCGGCCCCTTCATGCCCTTCTTGCGCTTGGCGGCAAAGCTGGTTCCGCTCAAAAGTTCGGGAGCGATATTACCTTCTTCATCGAAGATTTGAATGCCACCTAGTCCCGCCTTGCTTTCTACCCAATCGCCGAACTCAAGAATGGATTGCGCCGCATCCCGCACCCCGCCAAGAGCCTGTCGCGGTAATTCGGAGATGCCAGCGGCAACGGTTCCAAGCATTGAGCCTTCAAGTTGGGCCTTTCCGTTTGGCTTGGCTTCAGTCGTTTTCGCTTCCGGCTGCTCTTGTGTCTCGCTCCCCTCCAACAACCAATTCAGCGCATCGCCCTGCTCATAGGCTTCGACTCTGGCTTTCAGCGCATTGTCGGTGCGGTCGTCATCGGGGGCGTCGCCGACAATGACCCCCTCTTTCTCATAGCCAGCCGCCGCTTCTTTCATAAAGCCATTCACAAATGAAGGCGTCTCGCTTGGCAGGGCGGAATACGGCGCGTGAGGATTGCCCCATGGTTGTTCCTCAGTCCCCATCGCATCCCGACCATAAATCAGTGGAACGGAAATCTCGGATGGTGCTGGCGGTTGCGGTTTTGGAGGCAATGCGGGCATTTATTTTGCCTTCCGATATTTCAGAAGATCGAACCAGCGACGTAGAATAGCGGCTTGCTCGGCAGCTTCTTTGGCGGTGAGTTTCCCCGCCTTCAATTCCTCCACCACCTTGGCCTTGGAGATTTCTAGGTCTGCATCCTCGATTGCTTCTCTTGGCTTGGCGACGAAGCGCGGCGGCGGCAACTCGGTCACGCCCCGGCCGTAACGAATAGCGCGGAAGTCATCAATGATCACTTGCGCTTGCTTCCTGATTTCCTCGCGCGTGGCAGTGGGATTGGCTTCCAACCAATCGTCGAATTGAAACTGAGCGTCTAGTTGGCGCGAACGCCACCAATCTGGGTCGCGGTCGGATGGCGCAAGCTGCTGCCGCACATATTGCCTAATCTCAGTTGAGTATGGTCGCCCGCGTGTAGATTTGATGTTCTGATTTGCGCGGCTGAACAGGCTCTTGAAATCGTCCTTGGCGATTTCGTCCCTTCCGTACATATCGCGCAACTCGTCCATTGCGGTTTGTGGGTCATTGTCGGCAAGGTCAAACAATCGCAGATATTCACTGGGTTCCATCTTGCGACTGGTGCCGCCGGGTTGCAGGCCCCTCAGAAACGCCTTGTAGTCGGACACGGTGAGAATGTCGCGGTTGGCCTCCAGCCAACCCGCGTCCATCTTATCGTCCATCAGCATGTCATAGCCAGTCTTGGCGATCTCCTTGCGTAGAAGGTCAAGGTCCGGGTCTTGCTTAAGCGCTCTGTCAACATCAGACCTAAGCTGGGCCCGCTCTAAAGGATCAAGGCTGGCATAACGGCTATAGGGCTCACCCATAGCCGCATAGTCGAGGACCGTAGTCCCGTTGGCGTCGGCCGGATTATCGGCGCCGCCACTTTGAAGCGCCCGCATGGTGGACTTTATACCGCCTAAATGCAGCATGCCGTAAAGTCCCTCGCGGGTGATTTTCACCCCGCCCACCGTTAAGCCCTCATAAGCATCCAGGCGGTTGGCAGCGATTTCTTTGTCCATCAACCGGACATGAGCATCAAAGACAGCTTTCTGTGCTTCTGGATTAGCAAGGAAATCCTCTAGGGTTCTTAGTTCAGGGAAGCCAGGAATGTCGAAGCTTCCAGACCACTTGTCTCCGCTCCACTTGCCCTTGTCGATCCTCTCGGTATCGCCAAGCCTATAAAACCCGAGGTCGAGCAGTCTGGGGGCGCCGAATTGATAGGAACCAGCATAACCTTGCGGGTTGACCCGCGTTGGATCGCCACCCGATTCCCTCAGTTCAAGCCGGCGCTGGAATGGGGTGACGCCTTTCAATTCCCTGTCGAGCGCATCTGGGTCTGATAGCAGCTCGACCTTGGCATCTTCTGCCGCAACACCCTTGACATATCGCTCGTTGAGCGAAAGCGCATTCTCAGGTGTAATCAATCCAGCCCGCGCCGATGCTGCGATGGCAAGTTCCATGCTGCGCCGCGCCTGTGCCTTGTCCTCCAAACTCGCCTGCGGATCAATATACATAGACCTGTGCGTATCTAATGCATTTATTAGATCGGCCCTGCGCCGATCCCGCTCCAATTGGTATGCCTTTTCTAAAATCTTATTGGCACTAATGGCCTGCCCAACCTGAAACTCATATCCCCAGCGCTCACGGAGCTGTTTATTCTTAATCATGTTGAGCGCTTCGGAATCAATCTCTTGCGCCCGTTTGGTGTGCCGCTCGCCGTAAGTCTCGAACTCAGGATCGTTATCGAAGGAACGCTCAAGTTTTAGGTATTCAGTATCACGGTAGGCTTTGGCCTTGATGGCATCAAGCGCGTCATCTTCCTCTTGCTGTTTCTCGAAAGCCGCCGCGACTTGAGCAAATCCCTGCCCAAGGTCTTGCAGGCCACGAGCCGCCGCAAGCCGGCCGCGTGCGGCAATTGAGGTGTCCGGGACTTTGATATCCAGCCGCGCAATGGGCCGTCCAGTCAAGGCCGAAGGTAGCGGACCTAAATCCTCTCTTGTCGGAAGCTTCGCCACTAGCCGTATCCGTATTTCTTGGCATATTTGGTTGCCATCGTGGACGTGCTCCCAGCAATGGTCCCGCCCGCGCTGAGATAGCTTGCCGTCTTTGCCGACTTGCCAGCCATTTTCGCTGCCTCAGCCTCAGTCAAATAAGACTGCACGCCGGTCGCTCCCGAATAGCGCCGCGCCGCCGCTTGCGCCTCAAGTCCCGCACGGCGGGACTTGCCACCGTAAAGCGCCATCTGCTCTTGCAGGGTGCCATATTTGGCAATGTCCGAGGCAAGAGATAACGCTGTCGGATCGGTGGCAGTAAAGCCAGAGGACGCAGCCCGCGCCGTGAGTTGTGACAATGCAAGGTTTTTTCTCCGGCGGAGCTGCGCGGCTTCTTGCTGAGCTTCGGCAAGTTCCTCCCTGCCTTGCATCTCAAGCTGCGCAGCCTCGAACTCGGACATTTTTTCCTCGGCCTCGGCGCGCTGTTGCAGCATCAACGCTTGCGCTTGAGCCTCGGCCTCTTGTGCGCGACCGGCGGCAATAGTGCCAGCTGCAGCCAGCCCGGCGCTGGCAAGCGAAGCAATTGCAGCAATGGTGCCTAGCATAGCCATGTTATTGTAGGCTCCAGCGATAAAGATAGTTCGTTCTCAGATCCTTGACGAAACCCAAGCGTGTCATCCAGGCAATGCTGCCCGATTCCTCGGGATCGGCCTCGGCATAGACGAATTTAATTCCCTCGCGACGCAGCATGGCGAAAAAGCGAATGGCCGCGCGAGCTAGGGCGACCTTGTGCCTACGCGCCTCATCGTCAAGGTCAACGAAGGCAAACCATCGCCCGCCAGATAACGCCACACCACCGAGAGCGATAATCTTCCCGCCCGCATCCATGCACCACGCCCTGACGCTTGGCTTGTCGCGCATCGGCGAAAACGCTTCGATGTCCTCGCGCGTGGCTGGACGGATAATCACACTCGTTCGGACGTGCCAACGGTTGGCACCGCCGCCATTACTGTCACCGGCCTGGGGGACTTCGCGCGTAACACAATGCGGCTATCGGCATCCCATAAACCTGGGAACGGGACCGCTACTTGATCGAGGGAGTCGAAGATTTTGTCGGGATTTACTAAGGCACCACCGTCGATCTTGCGCGGAAGCGCATCGAGCTTGCCGGTGTCATTGCCAAAAAACAGCGCGTTGTTATGCACGCGATGCAGCACGAAGCCAATCTTATCGGTGCGCTTCATCTGCGCGAGAGCCGTCCCGGCCTCCGCTGCATAAGCGAGTTTGGTAGATTTATAGGTGGCAGTATAGGGTAGACCAGCCACCACATTGGTAAAATTGCCAGTGTCGAGGGTAATGGTTCCTGCACCCGTATCCACTAAATAGGTCTTCTGGATCCCGGCAGTATCCGGCGACAAATCGCGCATAGCAGCAACTTGGCCGGTGTCTTGCGCCACAGCGACCAATGCCTCACCGGCAAGATGGGCAAACCCTGAAACAATGGCCGTGCCGTTAGTGGTGCCCTGCTTGGCACAATCCATTAGGAAGGTGAGTCCAGTATCGCCTTTTGTCTCGCTCTCTAATGCCCAGCGCTCGAGGAAGCGCTTGGTCGCGCCGTTGATGGTGCGATTGACGTGATAATAAACGGCATCCTCGTTGGTGCCCGGAAGCACCATGACCCGCTCAACCGCGCCATCCGTCTCCCACATCGACCAGCACAGCACTTCTTCATCCGGTTCATAGGTGAGAATGCCCACCTTGCCATTGGCCAACGCCGCATGAATGCGCGTGTCGGGCTGGCGCTGAATGGCCACCGAAACAATGCCGGCTTCCAGCAAATCTGGAACCAGCATCGTCAATTCCGAATTGCTGTATTCCCCAAAAGCAGAAGCATCGCGCAGGCCGGCTCCGATCATAAACATGCGCTGACCGGACCTCTGCACGAAGATGCCCTTAGTATCGAGCCTTAACGCCCGAAGGTTGGCCGAGCCTTGCGTCGAGAATATCCGCGCATTGGAATTGTCCGGGGTAACCGGCTCGTCCAGCGACGAAGAGCGCAATTCGATTTCGGCGCCAGACGTGCCTATCACTAGGCGCAACAGCGCCAATAAGTAGACAATGCTATCTACCGGGCCCGAGCCAAGCGTGCGGATGATCGGAGCGGCATCGCCTACTTGCTCATCATCGAAATTTTCATAGTCATCGGACGCGGAGAGAAATAGAGTGGCCTTTTTCGCGTGGCCGAGCCTGCCGCTATATAAGGACACCGCCGTCGGGAACCCCCGACGTCCCGAAAACTCGCCCTCTTGCCAACTGTCGGTTGGCCCCGTGTCGGAAAAGCGACTAAGCACCTCAATGTTTACATCGGTACTGGAATTGTGGCCGGTAATTCTCGCTATGCCATTAACGCCACCGCCCTTGTAGGCGATCGTCACCAGCGCGACACCCGAGGTGTAGGCCGTCAACCGCACCCGATACCATGCCGTGATATTATCGTCCTTGTCGTGAACGGTGCGGGTAAAGGTTCCGGTATCGGTCGCCGCAGCATTGGCCATGAAGTTCGGCGTGGCCGGATGGAATCCGATGTCGGGACCGTCAAACGACCGCTCGACCTGTGCCGTTCCAGACCAGGTTCCCGCGACCGAGATAGAAACTTCTCGCTCGGAATTGCCGGTCGCCGCTCCGGTGTCGCTAATGCCCGTAACCTGTACCGCATCCGTTGCGGCATCTTTTGCACCTAGCGGCCAAAGACCGCTTTGCCCGGAAGTAAACAGGCGCATGAGCGCGCCGACTTGGCTATTTCTGAAAAATGGCAAGTCCGAATTTAGCTTCGTATTGCCGTATTTATGGCTTACCGACAGCTTGGCATTTGACGATGCCGCCGGACGGAACGGGCCGTCATTCGGCTGGTATTCGACTACGGACCAAGATCGCCCGGTCCCACGCCGTTCAATCTTGCGCGGCGAAATCGTATCGCAATCGACATAAATCACGTCCGCAGATTGATCGTAACGAACGTCGTCAAGATTGACAGTTTCCCAGGGGGTCTCAATCTGCACAATCCCGCTGTCACCGATTTGTAGCGAATTGATTATCCGATCTGCGAGTTCGGAAGATTGAAAGAGAATATGAAAATGCGTTGATTGTGGTGTAAAGGCTAGATTATGATAGCCAGTACCGAGCACAGTTTCACTAATAAGGTCGTCGCCTGCATCCGCCGTGCCGACCCGCAACGTAACAGGCCCGCGCGAAACATGAATATCCAGCGAGTGCTCGGTGCCAGTGTCGCTGACAACAACCCGCTTGCGAATCTGGGCCAGCGCCCCTATCGAGGTCGGATTAAGTGTCCAGTGACCGCTCTTGAAGATAGCTTGCGACGATTGCTGGCCCTCGAACATCTCAATTTCTGAGATGATACAACAGGGACCGCCATCCACCGCCTTGATACTCAAACGCCAATAACGCCGAGGCTCCACTGTGCCCGTATCGGCTCCGGGCAATGTATAAAACCGACGCTCATTGGTAGCCCAGCCCGTCTCCGAGCCTTGCGTATCCTCCAATCTCCACTTGCCAGTATCTATTGCAAACGTGCCGGTGTCGAAATTGCTGGCAATAAGCTGCCAACGTTGGGGCGCTTTATTGAGAAAGTTGCTTTGACTGCCGGCCCGTATCGAATAAGCCAATACGGCTTTACGGTTTCCGGTATCTGTGCCGAAATTGATTTTCCACCAGCTCGGCTTAAACGTGCCAGAGGCTACTTGACCAGTATCTAGCCATTCTTCAGTGGTCGTGTCGTCAGCGGCCCTCCAAGGTCTGCCACTGCTAACACCCGATAATACACGGCTATCGCCTGAGGCTGTAATCGTCACCCCAGCGAAGGTGGGGCCGGTATCCATCTTAGGAATAACATCGTTGTCAAGGTCGGGGGTGCCGCCGGAGACAACCAGCCCGCCCGTTGACGTGTTCGACCATCCCGTGTCGGAAAGCGAAACGGTAGTGTTGACATCGGGACGCGCCAAGAGCGCGTCGTCAATCCACACCCGCAGCTTCTTATGCGTAAGTTCCAACAGCGCCGCGTCATCCGTGGAGGCGACAAATTCAATCCACTCGGCACCGCTGTCATTCAGGCTCGATCCGAGATGCTTGGTGCCAGGGCGAATGATCATGGCTCCCTGAGTTTTGGGGAGCCAATTAGTCATCACCTCGGCCGAAAGCTGCGTGCGGTCGAGGTCTACCCGAGCGAGAGCCTTGGTGGAGAGAATCCCGCGATTAAAGGCGAGCAGGGCTGGATTCTGGCGCGCCATCGCCCTAGCCGATCAAACTGCCGCGATTGCCACGGTCGCCGCCCGACCGACCCCATCTTGCGGTTGTCCAGCTCCCAGGCGGCGCAAACTTGGGCTGCGGCTCATTCATCGCATCATGGTTGAGTGCTCGCGTCCTTGCCTTGTCACGTTTAGCAGCGATCTCTTCCCTGAGAGACAAATTTTGCGTTACCCTTAAACAGATACGATCGGCCAATTCCAACCCGACATAACGAGCGAACGCGGCCGGCCAGCGTGTGAGTTCATAGCCTAGCCCGGTATCGTCAGACACATAGCGCACATAAATTGGCGATACATCCGCCGACCAGAAATTTGCATCGTCGTAGTAGTGCAACAGCGGATAGGCGAAATACTCATCCTGGCTGATGCCAATGGTGCGTACCCAATCGGTCGGCTTGGCGAATACCTCGGTGAAGCCAAACTCTGGAGTCACTCCGGTATCCGCCTCGGCCTTGATGGTCTCCATAGCAAAGTTCCAAGAGCCGACCGCCAGACATTCATCAACAACCTGACTATAAACCTCGTTCAGCACGCGCCCCGCCTCAACCGCCTCGCCCGTATCGGTGAGTGTAGTATGCCCAACCTCTAGCAAGGCAGCGTTGAACAAGGCCAGCTTGGTTGCCATTATCGCACCTTCATTGCTTCATCAATCCAGGCTTGCACCTGCTCTTTGGTTTTGATCTTTGAGGCATGCGCCACGATTTCATTATCCGACACGCGGATAATGTCGTAACCGCGAGCGCCAACATTCCAGCGTTCTTTGTAAGCTGCCGATTTGACCTCGCGCGGCCCGAAATAGACCGGCTCGCCCATCAACGCGACAACCAATCCCCGCTCTTGCACTGCCCGCACATAGAGCTGTGCATAAAAGGCATGATCGACGGTGCGAAGCTCGATAATCGCACCCGACCGATCCGGCTCATTGCTAATGGGGTTTTTGGCGAGTTTGTGCGCCACATGCACCCAGAACTCGGGCTTAAGTGCATCCTCAACCGTCCAGCCGACCGGAAGCGTGGCAGAGAAGGTCGCATAAGCAAATTCGGCCCCACTGAACGCCTGCGGCTTTAACACAAGCGGTTGCTCTGGGGCGGGTTCGGGCTTCTTGACAGCCTTAACATTCGCTGCAACAGCAACGTCAGACATTGATAAATCCTTTCTGAAGGGAGGGTAAAAAGGAGCGGCCATCGCTGACCGCTCCCTCGGGTTAGTCTATGATGACACCCACTAAGAGGTATCACCAACGAGAACGGCCGTTCCGAGCGTCACCTGTGTAGCACCAGTATCGGTTGCCTTGAGCACAGTAGCGATATACTGCCTCCGGCCGCCCGTCTGACGCCCACTGGTATCAAAGGTGCCCGTGTCGCCTTCCTGGATAAGCACTCGGTCGCCGTGGCGCATGCCGCAGTCGTAGCCGGTGGTGAAAAAACCCTCGACTTCGTTGACATCCGCGATGAGCAAACCGGTATCGGTGTAGTAAAAGGTCTTTGGCCCAGCAATCGCCTGGAACACTAGACCCAACTTGTTTTTGTTAAAGGTTGCCATTGTTCAGCCCTCCTATATGGCCGAGGCGTCATGCAAGAACTGCACGATGCCGGTCTGTTGGAGGAGCTTGGCACCAGTGAAGCTGGACGCGCGAGCATAGGAATAGTCCTGCTCCTCGTCGTAGCCTACCGCCGTATTGAGACCTTCACCCTGGTCAAAGGCCGAGCCGATGGCGTCCTGATGGTAGAAGTAGCACTTCTCCGAAGACGTGCCGACGCCGGTCAGATTCGGGTGGAAAATCCAGTTGAACCCAGCCCAACGCATCACGCGCCGCGCCGGACCAACTAGCATTTTCATCTCAACATAGTCGATCTTGGTTGCCTCGGGGAGTTGCATGATGTAGCCGCGCACTGCAGGGGTGGCTACCGCCCACATCTTGTCAATCTCCTCAACTGGAACCTCATTCTCGCCCAGCGTGGTGCATGCCTTTGCCGCCACAGAAAGCGAGAACGTCGTTGCCGCCCCAAGATTCGTGGTCGCCGTGTCAAGCTGCGCTATTACGTCAGCGTCAACGCGGCGATTGAGAACCTTGCGGGTTGTGTCTTGCATCAACCGGCGCTGATCGCCCTGCGATGCAAAGATGTTGAACCGAGTTTTGCGAACAAGATCGTGCCACTCGGTCAGTGTGCAGGTGTTCTGAGTCAGATCGTCGGCACGCGCCGGGATCAGACCGTTAACACCTCGCGTAACGGCAGAAGCATTGCCAGAGCCGCCCACAAGAAACACAGCCTGATTGCCTTTGATAACCGCTTCGGTAACGGTCGTCTGGCGCAACCAGGACATGCCCTCTTCGAAGGCTGCAACAAGCTCCTGCCGATACTGAGTCTGAAAGGCAGTATCAGCCATAATTGGCATCTCCCTAATGTTGAAGATGCTGTCCGTTCAGGGTGTCCTTATTCGCTGACGCTACGGGTTGCCCTTGCGGGTCCGCTCGATAGCCAAAGGCTCGTCACAAACGGGAGTGAATGACGCCCTTCCGGTCCGTTACCGGGTGCCGGGGTGCATCGAGAATTACCGGGCCTTGGCCCGGATTTTGTCGCGCGCGCCTACCAATTCGCGGTAACGCGCTTGCGCCGCCTCATCCTTGAAGTAAGCGCGGCGAATTTGCGGGTCATGGCGTCCGTGCTCGTCAACGCCCTTCATGCGTTTTTCAAGCGCGGAGATTTCACTGTCGATTGACCTGCCGGAAATATCCGCATCCTCGACCACGGCAGCGGCCGGGTTGATCTCCTGCGAAAGTCCGATCAGCCACCGCACTATGTCCGGGTCGTTGCCAATCAGCTTCCCATCGGCAGTGCGCCCGCCCATTAGTCGGGCATAGACGGAATTATCATTCTTGATATCGGCACCGCCGGCGGCAGTCTGGAATACCGTAGCGATGTTGTTGGTTTTGCGTTTGAAGGCAGCTCCAAGCTCATTCTTTAGCGCCTGTTCTGCCTCGCGCCGAAAGGCGTCATCCGCCTCATCGAGCGCTGCCGCCTGCGCTTCCTCGTGCTTGAGATACCAGCTAAGCGCGGCCTGGACTTGCTGCGGCGTGGCGCCGGCCTTATGCAAGTCGGTCGCAAAGGATTCGGCTATGGGTCTATCGGCTTCGCCAAGCACTAGGCCATTATCGAATTTCAGGTCTTTGAAATAGTCCTCCGGCTTCTCAGGCACGCCAAGCGCGCGGTGAAATTCTGCAATATCCTCTGGCGTAGCATCTTTGCCCGGTTTCTTGACAAAGTTACGGGAAGCCCAAGTGTTCTCCATCTCGCGCCAGCGCGAGAATAACGCAGCCGGATCGGTCATGCCTTCGAGGCGACGCAGCTCTTTCTCGACCGCCTTGGCATTGCCCGCTCCAGCATGTTCGGCAATCTTCTGCCGCCAATCCTCAGGCCAATATGGTTTGGCCGTTTCGTCCGACCCTTTCGGCTCGTCCCCGGTGGCAACTGTCTGATCCTGCCCATTAGGCTTGGCTTCCTGTGAAGCTGTCCCGGATGTAGAAACGACCTCTTGCGAGGCCGTGGTTTCAGTCTTGACTGTTTCCACTTCGGTCAATCTGTTTCTCCTCTATCTCTGAAAGCCTCGGCTGGCTGACCAAGCACCCAGCCAATTTGCAGGGACACAGATAAGCGTCCCGCATAATAAGCGGTTAGGTCCGGCTGTCCCGGTGCAAGCACTTCCTTGCCTGCCCGACACGCTTCCCGAACAATCCAATTGAAAGCTAATTTCTGTTGATCCGCTGATGCCTCACCCTTGGCAAAGGCGTGTATGGCGCGCGCCTCTCTAAGGGTGGGAGCGGCGTAAGTCGCCGGCGGCTTACTGAATGCCGGCCTTGCCAAGCGCCTCTAGCCCCTTGCCGCCCTGTTCAGCCACTTGGCCAGCCTGTGCCAAGGCTGCCGCTCCCTGTTGTATGGCTGCCTGTTGGGCCATTTTCTCTCGCCGCTGGTCCACCATCTCTATCGGATTAAACCATTTCTGTTTCCATCCGCTGGCGCGCATGGCATCGCGCATGGCGGCAGTCCAATTCACTTGCTCCAATTGCGCCGGATCAATCTCAGCCGTCGGCAACAGAATGCGATCACGCACATCGAGAAATGTCTCGGCCTCTTGCTGATCCGCCATCTCCGACAGCGGCGAGCGGAATGAAAAATGCGTCTCGGTGCCAGATAGGGTTTCCGGCATATCATCCAGCGGGAACGCGCCGTGATCCCGCATGACCTGGAACACGCCTTCGCAAAGCGGATCGGAATATTCTTGTTCAATCGGCTCGAAAATGGGCGAAGCGGAGCGAATGTGTTCTTCGATCCTGCGCCTCACCTCAAAAGCCGTCATGTCCTTGCCCGTTTCCGGCAATTGAATCTTGTCAAGAAAGAAGCCGGAACGGATGTCCTCACGCAACGCCGCCGCTAATTCCATGCCGACAGGCATGCCGTCCTTGACTTGCGTGACGGGTCGCAACACCTCGCCAGTTTTCTCGTCGTATTCCATGTCGGCGGTTGTGATGCCGCCAGCATAGAGCGCAATATCTCCTCGGATCGCATCGGTTACGGCAATCATTGGTGGATCGACGTGTTTCTCTGCCGCCTCGCGGATGGTTCGCACTATCACTTGTATGGTGCGACCATCAGGAAGAAGGATAGAAGTCGCCATTGACAAACCGAAAACGGAACCGGCGACGGTATGCCAGCGAGGCACCACATAGCAGAAATAGTTAAGACCAATTTCCTCTAGGACGGTCTCGGTATCTTTTTCGATAAACAGAGAGACGTAAGGAAACGCCTTTCCCCCCTTGCTCTTGTAGTCATAAAGCCTGGACGGCATAACAATGTGACGGCATCTAACCTCTTTCTCTGGGTCCTGCCTGCAAAGCCGTTCCACCTGCTGGCTGATCGCGGTGGGGAAATGCGCCTTGAGCTGTCTGGCGGTTGGGGTCCATTCACGGTGCAAGTGGTCAATCTTGCCCTCTGCATTTTCTGACCAAGCACAATCACGCAAATGGTAATTGCGGAACAGCAGGCCATCGCCAGCAATGTTGGGACCGAATTTTATTACTGCATTACCAAACGTCACAAAATCGTGGTCGGCCTGCTTGGTGGCACGCACCAAGCCGGACGCGGAATCATACATGGCCCGCCATTGGATGTCGGTCAGATATTCGAGGTAACGCCGCTCGGCATCCCGCTCGTCTAATTCTTCGTCGTCAACATGAATGGAAAACCATTTCTGCGAACGCGGGCGCAACGATGCTGCCAGCATGTTGCCAAGCTCGCGCCTCGCCAGCATCGGGTAGGACGTAAACAAATGGTCGGCATGCTCGTCCCCGATATTGTGCGTGTTGGTGAAATCCGCGCGTTCCGGGTAAAAGTTGTCGGCAATTTCCTGCCAGAGCAGGTCCACGTTGCGCTTGTCAGAAAATAATTTGTCGCCGACTTTGAGCGCGTCGCGCGCACGTTGTTCCATGTTAGCCTAGGACTTCGCCGCCAATATGGTCGGTAAGCAGGGTCGATAACCGTCCCCGACGCTTTAGGGCTGCCTCCCGGGTGCGCTTCTGCGCCTCCAGAATGACAGGATCAATCTCCGTCGGCATCCGCACGGGCTTGGGCTTGGGTAATTTGGGCATCTCTATCTTGGGCTGATGCACCTTGGGTTTCTTAAAAAGACTGGCCATTCAATGTCTCCTGCTTTTTTGCTTGGCATAGCCGAGCAATACACGCGGCTGCCGTGCGCCGGTCCGAGCTAATTCCCGCGTGATAACGGCCTGCCCCTCGGACAGGCACATCGCAATCACGTCGCCCTTGCCTGGAGAGCGACCGAGCCGCTGACGGATATCGTCTTTCGACTCGACTTTGATTCCCCGTTGGGTCAATTCCCAGCGTGGCGCGGCTAAGTCTGCCCTAATTTCCGCGCTTGGCGGCAGGGCAATCACCGAGCCGCCCTCTTGATCGGGATTAAGCTCCTCGCGCAGCATCCACCACGCTTCGGCGCGCTTATTGACGAAGCTCAACTTTCCGTCTCTGGTGCGCTTCATTGAGGCGTTGGCACCATTGAAGGCATGATGCGTGATGCCGTTGTCGTTAAGCCGCTGCACCACGGCCCCGCCATAACCGCCGCCAATGTCCACAATCACCGGGCATCCATGTCTGCGATGCTGCACGATAATGCCGGCCGCCCGCGAGCCATCTGAGGTCATGACTCCTTTCGCCGTAACCGGTTCAGAGAACCATCCGCCGTGGCGCCAGATCAATTCCTCGGCATCGTTGCCGCCGCCCGCTGGATCAAAGGCCATAGCGGTCATGGTCACATCCTGAAAGCCGTTTGGCCTCCAACGCTCCTGCGCCGCAACGATCCAGGCGGTGGGGATAATCTGAAAGGTATCGTCTCTCAGGGCCGCATCAAAACGGCCTTCCTTGTAGGCCGCGCGCAATTCAGGCGGGAGGGCCGCAAGCACGGAACCGTAATTTGTCTCGGCGAGATCGGGGTTGTCTTGTAGTTCTGCCGGGATGAACGTGCGCGACCGCGCGATAATCATCTCCCCATTAATTAAATGCGGGCCAGGGCCAGCGACTTCGGCATCCTCGCCGTCAATGGTCGTGAACCAGCGCAACTCCCCTGGCTTGGCCGGATTGGGATGGTTCGGGTCGACCCAAGGTGCCCAGTATTTCAGAACCCATAAGCCCTCTGGCGTGGTCGGGGGGTTGCCGGCTGCCACAACGCGGCAGCGCTGGCTTTTATCCGTTGAGCGATTCCAGCCGATAATGAAGCGATATTGGCTTTCGGTGAAATCCGTCACCTCATCGAAACCAATAAAGTCGTGGGGCGTGCCCTTGAATTTCTGCTTGTCATCCTCGTGCTGGCACCCGGAAATGTCGATCATCCTGCCGTCTATGCGCCAGATGTGGTCCTGCCCGTTCCAGCCATCGCGCGAGCCGAGAACTTCAATAAAGCGATCGACCATTTTGGTGGCTTCTTTATTTGTGCGGCGAAGCACGAGAGACTTTTGGTGTTCAGTAAGCGATAAGCCGACAATCAAATCAGTCTTGCCGCCCCCGGCCTGCCCGCCATAAAACAGCTCATCAGCCTCGCAATAGAAAGCCTCGGATTGCGGGCCAGGGTTGGGAACCCATCGACCGAGGCGATGCTTGATGGCTGGTATGCTAACAAGTCGCGCCCTTTGTTCTGGATTTAACGCGCTGACCAGCCGTTCAACCGCCGCAAGATCAGATAAGGTCGCAGTCACCGGCGCATAAAGTCCCAATCGGCATCAAGCCGCTGCAAATCTTCTCGCGTCATGCCGTGCTCGACAAACCACTCCCTATGCCATGGCGGTGCCCAAACCATGTGCGGCAGTTTCACCGCGCTTACAAGCGGTATGTTCAATGCTAGAGCACACGCGAGACGATGTGCCCCGCCGAGCAATTCCCCTTGTGGGTCTATCGGGATGGCCCCTTGCGGCAGGAAGCCATGTCTTTGCATCGAAGCAAAAAGGTCACGCGCGGCCCGGAGATAATCTTCAACGGTTCGCTTCCACCTGTCGGTGGCAAGCCCGAGCTGCATTCTCGGGCCGATACGAGCCTCAATATGCCAGCGATAGACTCGCTCGGCGTCCGGGTCATTGCCACCACGGGGGTGGCGAAAGAACCTCCACTTGCATGCCAGGTCCATTCTGCGAGAGGTCAAAAGGCGCTTGGGCGGCAAAACGAGTAAGTTGGGCGCGTCCAAGCTCAGGGGGGCCGGAGGTGTCGATCTCGACAAGTGGAACGCCTCGCTCAAGCAAAACCTCCTTGGCTATTTCAATGGCTGGACGCATCAACATCACCATGAAGTCCCGGTTTTCGTGCGCGGTAGCTTTGACCGTCTCGCGCAGATGGTTGCGGCGGATGACTTCGGCCTCCGGACATGCGGTAAAGGCCACGCCAACACTCACTGGCATCAGCCGGAAATAATGACGAAGCTCGTTCAGGTTTATGCCGAGATCGTTGAGCCGCCAGCCGAAGCCTAAGCCACGTTGCGCCAGGGCAGTTTGAATATAGGTGTCTGCATTTTGCATCCGAGCCACGGTGGCGACCTTGCGCACCGAGCGATTGTTCATTCTGACCGCCGCGCCGAATGTGCGATGCTTCCGGATTAGATGAAACAGCCGGGTTACTTCGTTGAGAAAATCGTGCCACTGAGCGGGCGGCAGCCGATTCTCGATTGGGATTTGATGTGGTCCCCACAACGGATCGGCTAATGTGCTTTTACCGCTACCGGGAGGACCGCACAGGTCAACCCAGCGCAACCACTTGCCTCCGGCGGAAGTCTTGGAGCGCCCTATTGATTAGGCTGAGCAGCACCGGCATCTCTCCTAAACCGCAACACCCGGTATTCGTCGCAATAGCCGCGCTCGTTCTTGTCTAGCCGCCAGTCATCTGCTAATGCCTCAGTAAATAGTTCCACGGGTCGCGCATGGGGATGGTTGGCCACCCGCGCCGTCAAGATAATTCGATCCCGCGTCACCCGCTGCAATTCTTTCAGGGCTCGTTGGCAATCCTGTGGGGAGAGCCACCTAGTCAACCGCACCATCACCGATGCGTCTACAGATTTGTCCGACAGTGGAAGGGCTAGCACGTCAAACTGTCCTAAAATGACCTGCACTGGATCGACTACTTTGTTAGCCGCGATCCGTAGCATGTCCGCGCTTTTGTCATAGGCGCGGAAGAGGAAACCCTTATCGTGATAGAACTTGAAAAACCGTCCGGTTCCGCACGGCACGTCAAGCACCCAATTCCCGGCCGGCATATCGCTCAGCATATCCTCAACGAGACGCTGCTCGGACAGCCATTTCGGAGATTGCTCGCGCTTTGCATCATAGCCGTGGGCGACCGCGCCGTGATATTTCCCAGCTCCGCCGTCTTGCGACGTTTTGATATAATGCATGTGCGAAAAAATATCGCTCATCAGCCCCTCGTTGGATTGCGGTCGGGAAGCGACGGAAAGAATATGTCGCTAGACGCTGGCGGGTCGATGTAAAGAATGACCTCTGGGTCACCAGACGGTGACGATTGGTTACTAGGCCCTTGCGGGATTCCTGCCCAGAGGAACGCGAGAAACATTGCCACTATGGCGATAGCCGCAACAGCGTTCATTCCTCTGGAGGAATGTTCGACCCGAGCAGTTCGTCCAAGCCCTTTAGCGCCTGCTCCAAAGGGTCGGCCACGCTCTTTTCTACGCGGTGGAATTTATCGAGCGCTTCTGTGGTAAGTCGGTTGAGCCGCTCGGCTGTCCCATCAGCAGCCTGTTCGAGGCTGGTAACAACCCGCTCAACCGCGTCCTTTACTCGATTGGCAGCATTTGCACTCATGGGCGCCCTCATTAGGCATTGCCCGTCCGGGCAGGTTTCCGTTTTGCGCTGTCCGCGTAATAGCGTCTCGGGCTCAGCTTTGGCTATCGGAGTGTGGTCAATGAGCCGAGCAATTACAGCCGGTAATGTTCCTTGACCCACGGATGCTTCTCCTGCACCTCGGGCTGCCACGGGGCGCGAGCGCCAGGGAAACTCACGATGCAGGCATTCTCTGGCAACTCGCTATAAACCCCGTTCCCGCCTAGCCGCCCCGCGCCGTAAATCCCGTCCTTGTCCGAGAAATAGGCTTCGTCCCATTCCAGCCGCTCGGAAATCCAGGCTTGTTCCTTGCCGCCAAATCTCCAGTTGACCCATTTGGGCGTTTCCCTCGGATCGAAGTCGTGCCAGAGTTGCGGCCTCGCGCCGGCGCTGAACAGCTGCACGCTGGACTGGTAGAACGCGCGCTGCGGCTGTCCGAAATTCGGATTGCGCCAAATCACAAAGTCCTCTGAACGCGATACGATGTGGTCAATCGACCGTGTTATCACCACGTCGATATCAAGAGACAAAACCCGCTCGCCAAGATTGGCCCTACACCAGTCCGGGTTATGCTGCATCAAGCGAGCAAACACCGTGCCGGGAATGTGCTTGCGCCAGTCCATCGGCACGGTTTGCACGCCCTGCACTTTATCATCCGTGACGCAAACAAAGCGGTGCGGAACGCTTAAGTTCCGCTTCACCATGCTTTGCAAAACGCGCACATGGTCATGCTGAAACGTATAGCCGCGATTGTCGCGTGTGTTGTCTCGCCAGAGATAGCAGACAACCGTAATCAAAGCTGATTGCGCGGCATATTCGGGGGCGGGGCGCTAGCGGCAATGGTCGTCGCCCCAGCTTGTATCGGCTTTGGACGCTTGCGTTCACGCCCTTCCTGATGGGGAAAGGGGCCGCGAAAGAGGCCGCGAAACCGCGCGGCGCGTAACAGTGATGGCGTCATACCTTCATGACGAAATGGGCTCATGCTGCAATCCTTGCTGTCTGTGTTCCAACCAATTCCACAGCCCTGTTTGCCGCGTCTACCGCTGAGCCGAGCTTGCCGGAAAATATACGGATGACCTGCTCGTCTAATTCGTCAACCATAGTCAAACGCTCGTCGGTATCCTCGCGCTCGGGCAGCACCACTCGCATCGTGAACATCGAGCCGACATGCTCCGCCTTGTCCAACGCCGGAATGAACGTGCGGCCATCCTCTAGAAAGCGGTTGACCCGCGTGTCTGGCGGATTCCTAATAACGCCGGCATTCAGATAGGGCTTCAATTCTCCAAGCTCCGGCTCAAGCCCTACACTTGTGGCATGGATGGCATGGGTGACGTGCCCCATGATGTGACATCCAGTGTTGTCAAACGGATCGAGCGAGCAGAACTCCCCGTCCATTACCACCACACCAACCGAGGTCCACTCCTGCGGCAAGCGCAGCACCGGCTTTTCACATAACTCAAACTGGAACGGCTCGACCGCGCAACCCAAGGCCAAAGCAACGTCATTGGTCGCCGCATAGGCCGCAATTATAATCTTATCGAACTTGTCCCGCAGCGAATTGTCCGGCTGCGTGTTGAAATGCAGCTCGACGCTCTTAAGCCGTTCCCACACCAGCCCGCGCAATACGGAAGGCTCAAGCCACGCTTCTCGCACCAGTATGGCGAGTTCAACCTCGTCCTGGTTCAACACCCCTGCTGTAGAGGCTATACAATACTCCAAATTGCTTGCGTCAAGCGCATCGAGATATTCCCTGGCGCCGAGCTTGCTGCCGTGACGGGCCACCGCATAATAGTGCCGGCCCATACCCCTAATGGCTGGCGCATATTCCTTGCGAAAGGAGCGGAGCGAGCGCTTGCACTCCGCGATTGTTTCCGGGCTGCGTGGGTAGTGATAGCCCGCATGCAAGCGAAACTGATTGATGCCGGAGGCGCATCTAAGCAGGCTGTCCTTGGCCTCGAATAGATGCACTTCATGGCCGGCACGGTTGAGATATACCGCCGCAGTGCAGCCGAAGATGCCGCCGCCGATGACCGCTACACGCAATGCTCGCCGCCATTCATTCTAATAACCGTGTTTGTGATGTAGCCATTATCGACGTTGAGCAGGAAGTTAATCATCCGCGCCACCTCGATCGGCTCAAGCCATCTCTGCTTGGGGTGCCTGACGCGCCTGGCCTCCAAGGCCCGCACCCCATCCGGGGTGCGCTGCAAGTTCATGCGCGTCCCCAGAACACAAGTCGGAGCCACACAAACAAGCTGTTGCAGTGGATGCCTAAGCCGTCTGGTTTCGACGTAGCGATGCAGCGCAGCCTTGGCCGCCGCATAGGCCCCGTCAAAGGACCATTTGAAGCCCGACTCCGATCCCACAACACAAATGCGCGCCTCCCGGTTGTTCCCCAGGAGATACTCGCACTCGCGTATTACATTGGCCGCGTTCACTAGGAACGTCTCGGCTATTTCGTTATCGTATTGCTCGGTGATCGGCGCTTGCCGGATCAGGCCGACGCAAAATAGGTATTTATCCTTGTCGAGCGGCATATGGCTGCCGCGCGGCACGCCGACGATAGGATGTAGTTCCGCAAGGGCTTTGGCTATCTCGGAATCGGCCCCACGAACATAGATCACTCAGAAGTTCTCCGGTGGCGGCTCAAACAGCTTGCTGATATCCGGCGCGATCACGTGGATGCGCGGGCGGCCCAGCAATTCACGCTCTTTCTTGGATGCCTCCCAGACTAATTGCTGAATCGTCGGACGCTGATAGGTATATTCGTTCGGACTGGCTTGCATGATGCCAAACAGCCCAATCTTAGGCTCCGGCATTTTGCCTTCGGCGTGCAAACGCTCGCATTCGACAATGGCTCGCATCATCATCAAAGCAATGGAGCTGGTGTTATTGAACGGTCCGAATCGGGCCGCCATCTCGGCGTCTGGATACAGCCTACCGCCGGGGATATAAGGCAGAGCATCCTTGTCCCTGAGCCACACAAGCGGCAGCGATTCGACATATTTCAAATATGGATAGGCTCGCGTGGCATCTGACAATTGGGGATGCACCTCGAACCATTCATCGAAGCGGGGCAATTGCCGCATCTCGAAATTATGCGGGCTGCACGCGTAAATGATCCACCCTGGGTCATCGAAGGGCGCCATCTCCACGGTCGCCGGGTGCGAGCCGAGAATGGCAATGCCCTCATAAGAGGGAGGGGCGGCCTCTGTGACCGCCCCCTCAGTTTCAGCACTCACGCAAAAACCTCCTATTCGCCCGTATCACGCGGGGCGCTGACAGCAAACCAGTCAACATCAAGAGCGGGCGCTCCTGTGTCGCTGGCCATGATGCCGATATACGGAACCACTGGCTCGGCGGTTGTGATCGGCGAGGTAATGGTTCCCTGCGGCACACCATCAATCCAGAACGTCGCCGTGCCGCCTGTGTCGGACGAACTGCGATGCAGTTCCAATTCCCAAACCTGATACTTGTTAACGGTCGGTGCCGTGGTGGTAAGCGTCACAGACTGACGACCAGTAGCTCCACCACGCGCAGACACGCCACGGATTCCCGTATCGGCGTTCTCGCCGTAGAGGAAGCCTACCGCATCAGCTACAGCGGCAATGCCGCCAGTATCAGAGGCCCCCGTGTCGTAAATCGGGAACGTGCCAGCACCGAGAACGCCGGTATCGGCGAAGCCCGCAAAAATAGAGCCTGCGTTCCATACCGTACCGTTGCCAGGGCATTTCAGGCGCGCAGCGAAGCGAAGCCGACCAGAGTGACCGCCTGGCCCCATGTTGGCTTTCCACGCATGTGTGCGGCCAACTAGCGACGTGTTTGTGCCCGCAGGCGTCTGCGTCCCGTCCGTGACCGGCCCAAGCCGGATCACACCGTTAGTGGAATTTTGCAGTTTGATCTCATTGCCCGTATCCGTGCCGACCGCCAAAAGATACAGCCCGCCTTGATGGGCACTGACATTTCCGGTGTCGCCGATATTCCCGGTGTCGCCCACAAGCGACGCATGGAAATCATCGAACACCGCCACGGTATCGGGTGCCCCAGGCAGCACAATGGTCGGTTTGTCATCGCCGCCCGCAGCAATGCCGCCGCGTCCGACAAGAATGTCCTCTTTCGAGAGGAAGGCTCGCTTGCCATGCAAGCTCACCTGTTTGGTGACAGTCATGGTTTTAGTCCTTTCGCTTGTTGCTGTTTGCTTAATGGTTGTCGCCAGAGGCGATGGTTCGTTTGCGCCTCTTATCGGCGCGCACAAATTCCTTGGCCACAGCAATCGGCGGAGGCTTGCGACCTCCCGGCTTCCAGCCATGCGCAACCGCGCGCATGAAACGGGCCTGCTTGGACGTTTTGCTCGGCATTTAGAGCGTAACCCTCTTGGTATGCCCGCCCGAGGCCGCTGCCTGCACCCGCTTGGTCACGTCAAGCGTCGGCACTGCCGTTCCTGCGGCGGTGATGTTGTGCCAGGTATTGCCCCACGTATCGCCCCAAGTGCCGCCCCAGGTATCGCCACCGAGCCCGCCACTTGTGGCCCCGCTCGTGGCAACACGCTTGGTGTTGTCGGCACTGGCGGCGGCGGTAACCCGCTTGGTTATACTGGTCGCCATGTATTCGCCGTGCCCGTGTCGCCCGTGCCTTGGACCTGGACATCGTTGACGTATTGGGTGTTGGCATCGACTTGATTGGCCACGGTGAAGGTCAAGCTGTCGGTCTTGGTCTTGATTGCAGCCAGTTGCGTTGTAATCAGGCCCGTATCGGCAAGCGCGCTTTGCACGTTAAAGGCTTGCTGCACATGCGCCGCCGCTCCGGTATCATTGTCAATCTTGTGGACGTTGACGCCATAGCCGAAACTGCCAGTGTCGGTATAAGCCGAATTTTGCTCGCGCCAGACGGTCTGTGCTATACCTGTATCGAGAGCAAACGCGGTTAGCGTGCGCGTGGCGTGCGAGGTCCAGACTGCCGCTGCGACCTTACCCGTATCCAGCACTGCCGCTGCGCGGCCCGAGTCAGAAATGACACCGAAGCGCCCCTGGTCGAGGTGAGCCGCGCCGGTATCATTCCTGACCGCCATAAGACGGCCTTGCGCGTAACCAAATGACCCCGTGTCAGCGACATGCGCCGACACATTGCCATTCCATACCGCGTTATTAACCGCGCCAGTGTCTACGGTAGCGGCAGCGCCACGAAGAATACCGGTTCCCGTATCGAACGTGCCGCTGTCATTGACTTTGGTGCCGGCCAGTTTGAGCAACCGACTAGTTGCACCAGTATCACCGACGATCTCCCGCACATTAACGCGCTGCCGACCGATCTCAAACGAGCCAACCCAAAATCTTACGGTCTTGCCATCGACCGTAACCGAATCTACGGCCACCTGATACCAGCCGCCTACATCGTAAAATCCGGTGTCGTCAGCGGTATTGTAGAGCTGCACGCTAAAGCGATTGAGACCGACTCGGTTGCCGATTTGTCCCGTGTCGGAGATAAGCGAATAACCGCTGTCGGTGGCCCGAGCGGTAGCATCCCCGTTCTTGAAAACCTCAATATCCGTGACCGCGAAGCCGGACACGGCCTCACTGTCACCGGAATCGTTATAGCCGCCGAAATTGAAATAGAGCGTATCCCCTGGTGATGCCGCCGTTAAGGCTCCCGGCTCACGCTTGCCGTAATACGGTGCCGTCATGCGGCCAGTCTCCCGTGGATCAATTTAGGTCGAGTGAGAATGCCGCCAATCAGTTTGCCGCCGCCGCTAACAGCAGCCGCAGTCTCTTCCTCGGTCACGGCCCAATGTGTCGCGGTTATGCTTCCAGATGACGCAGCATCGACAATCGATAGGTTTACCGTGTCTGAGCCGACGAATGTGTCGGTGTTGGTCGTGTCCTCGAATAAACCCGTCGTCGCCGCCGTCAACGTCAGGACTTGATTGCCGTCCGTGCCGCCCTTACGCAGCCTAACTGTTCCGTTGCCACCGCTTAACGTGTTGGCCGAGAGATACATCCGCAGGCGGCTTACGGTCCCGCTGAAACTATGCGTGACCGCAGGCTGGGATTCGGTCGTAACGGCAAGCGTGCTGCCGCCACACAGCGGCAAATAGTGGACCGTCGCACTTGCCGACCTGGAGACAACAGCCCCGGCAAACAGATCGTTCTTGTCGTCGGTAGTGTTTTCGAGCGTGACCCCGGCGCGCTGGACGGTAATGGTCTCCGTCCCCGTACCTGTTACTATTTCAATACAGACTAGCGATCCGCTGGATACCGTGTCGGTGTTGGTCGCGTCCTCGAACAGGCCCGTGGCACCGCTCGTAACCGACACCGTGCCGTTGCCCGCGCTGCCGCCGATATTGGTGCTAATGGTGGTCGTGGTCGTGCGGTTGTTGGCGGAAATGAAAACATTGAACCGGCTCAGAACGCCGGGAGCGCGGATAGTCTGTTGGGCGTTGCCTATGGTCGTTGTGAAATTTCCGCCCGTCCCGCCACTCAGCAGCCCGTAAGCCGTAGTCGATGCCGTTGAAAAGCCGATAGCTCCCTGTCTACCGTAATAGGCGACATGATTTGAAGTCGCGTCGAATAAATAGCGAATCCAATAAACAGTCGGATTTGTTCCAGCCTCATTCAAAACCGTGTTGAGCTTATCTGCCGCCGCTATCGTATCGGTGTTAACCGCATCTTCGTGGATACCGCCCGCGCCGTCAGCTATGGCAACCGTCTGGTTGCCGTTCGCTCCATTGTTACGCATAGTAATCGAGCGAGTGGTCCCGGTGGTGTTAATGTTGATCGCCAAATTCGAGAGCGTCCCCGCCTTGTTGAGCGGGCACTGGGAATTTGCCTCGGCAGTCGCCGCAACAGCAAAGGCTCCACCGGAAAGGGCGATAGTAGTTGTATCGGCCTGTCCCGTGCCAGCAGCGGAACCGGACAGCAGCAGCGCCTTGCCCACTAGACCACCCTTACCGTGCCGGTGCCGGACTTCGCTTCTAGGTCATCCTCTAGTCTGGCCTTTTGAGTGCCGGTGAGCGACCCATCCACTACGGTAATGACAACAGCCCGATCTGTCGGCGAGATCGACCAAACAAAGGACTCGCGTTTGACCCCGGCCGCTTCCACATCGGCGCAAATCCGGTTCTTGCGTTGGTTCTCGGCCAGCACATCGGCAGGCGTCGCGTGAACCTTGCTCGCCCTAATAAATCCAACAATTTGCCCGCGTGTAGCCGGATCGTCGGAAATCTCAATCTGGCAATCGTCGGTGTCGGGCGTCCAGATCGTCACGCCTTAGCCCCATATTCCCCGCGTCCAGCATTCTGTATGCTTTTCGCTAGGGTCGCGCGATGCTGTCGCCATAGATCAACTCCCTTTATGCAAACGCCGCTATGACCTTTGTAACTGTAGTCCCGGTCGCGCGAACGCGCTTGGCCCTAACATCAACACGCCCCGGTTGGGCTATGGTCAGAATTTGCTCGCCAGTGTCCGCCTCGGCTACAACGGCTACATCCCCAGTGTCGCTGACATAGAGCCACAAACAGGCCCGCGCATCTGTCCCTACCAAAGTTCCCGTGTCGGTCGGAGATACCTCCCTGAGCGAGCTTGCCGGCGCTACCGCACCGATAGATTCGCGTGGCACACCAATCGCCATATCAGTTGCCCTCTATAATGATCCGTTTCATTCCTTGATATCAGCCGTCCGCAACACATCAAGTACAGCTCTGGCGGCGGCGCGCGTGTTAGTCATCTCAATCGGGCCACCGTCCGGGCCGCTTAATTCTGTTGCCGACAAATCAGGCATGACCTTGCGCAAGAGGCCCATGCCTACAGATGCTTGTGTCGGGGTGAGTTCTAATTCTCCCTCCCCGCAAGCTATCAACCTCTTGAGGATTTTAGAGTTTGCGATTTTAGTCCTATGTTCGTGAGACATCACGAATCCGGGAGGACGACCACGCTCAGCCAATTCTTGCTCCCTATTCCGCGCCCGAGGCGCGAGATTTATGCATTGCGGAGTAAACAGACCTAACCGCCTCCCGCATCTCATCCTCACGCGGCTCGGTTATGTCGTGATTCCACAATTCAGCTAGACCCGCCTCGATCATCTCCGGAGTGATCTCAATTTCATCGGACGCAAGCCGAATTGCAAGACCTGTATCTGAATATTTTGAGCGAAGGTGCCGCAGGGCTCGTGACACCATGGATCAGCAAACGAGCAGGCGGGTTTTTGCAGACAAGCCTCCCTGTCACCATCTCGGTGCCAGGACGCTGGCTTGTGCAACGGGTTCACGGGATACGCCCGCGTCGATTCTCTTGGCCGTAGGCGCGCAAGCCAACGCAAAATCTATGTCACTCCCCTATATGCGCTAATTTTGGGCTTACGTCAATACTAGGCTGAGAATCAGGATCAGCGCGAGCGCGAGCAACGCGGCGCCAATCTGGCCGATGATGCGCTGTCCGAGGAAATAGCTCATTGCGGCGCATCTTCGCGCATCAGCATCATCATAATCTCTCCGCTCTCGGCGTCTCGGTAAAGGGTAATGGCACCTTTGGCGAGCAGCTCTGTCATCGACGCTATCCCTTCCGCACGGGTATAGCCGCGGGGGAGCGCCCAGGCTTCGCCGATGAGCACCATCTGCGAGGCTATTTCATGTGGTTCAAGGGGACGACCTGCGCTCATGCGCCTTTCCTCTCTGCCGGGATCAACTCGGCCACATGGTTGAGCGGCACGCCGAGCGGACCCGTCACCCAATCCAAGATAACCTGCGAGCCCTCGACCCGCAAAATCTGTAAGGTGAAGCCCTGGAAGGCGCCGGCGCGATCGCCCAATAGCGCCATGTCCCCCGGCTTGCCGCCGAAGATCGGCTTGCCTTTGAGCGGCGGGATAATCCGGTCGCTATCGCCATCGCAGCGCGCCATGATCTCGGTCATCACCGGCGCCGGAATCTCGAGCGGCTCGCCACCGAGATGCACCACGGTCGAAACCCCGATCGCCTCATTGGCGTAGTAGAGGCTCATGCCCTGGCGCACCCCGAGGAACAGATAGCGCGGGAATAGCGGCTCGATGACCTCGCGCGTGACCAAGCGCCCGACCTTCTGCCGTTTGCGCAGGTGCGGCGTGAAGGTGTGATAGCGCATCCTGCGCAGATTCGCGTCCGCCTCCATCTCCATTCTGGGGCGCGTCATAACCGCATACCACTTGGGGCTAGGTTCGCCTTCAAAAAGCGGGGCGTTGTCGGGTCTCGGCAGCTTGTGCAGCATCATTCCACCCGTGCAAAGTCGCCGTGCAGATCGCGTGCAGCCTTTGCGTATGCCTCGGCCGCCAAGTCACGCGTCTTAAAATAGCCGAGGTGGTGCTTAGCGCCGTTCTTGGCAATCTGCGCAACCCACCGACCCGAGCGCGCGTGGAACGCAACGCCCTTGCGACCGGACCTATTGTTGCTCTGCTTAGGGCGGTTGGCGATATTCTCGGCGTGAGTCGCCTCCCGCAAATTGGCAATCCTGTTGTCAGAGGGCTCGCCGTTGATGTGGTCGATGCAGTTCTCCGGCCAGCGTCCATAGACGTATAGCCAGGCGACCCGGTGTGCGAGGTAATAGCGGCTCCAAAAAGACAGGACGACATAGCCGTCTCTGCGCCGCTTTCCCGCTTGCTTGCCGATCACATCCTTCCGGCTTGGCGCTCGCCAAATGAACACGCCAGTCGTCGGGTCGTAGTCAAGCGCTCGCCGCACATAGTCTGCGCTGATAGCAGCGTCATCTATGCGCTTGCGCACCAAGCGCTTCTCGGTCTTGCGAACAAGAATGGGGCCAGTCGGGTCAAGCGTCATTCGTTCCTCAGTTGCGACATTTCGGTGGGGTAGGTGGTCATCCCCGGGAACCCGTTGTGCTCGATGCCGTCGAGGAGACGTCCGGCGGCCTTCTTGCCGACGCGGCGCATAACCACATCGCCAACCACCACCTCGCGGACGCCTTGCGGCAAACGATCAGGCGGCAACGCCCCGCCCTCGCCTGAGCGCGCGGACGCAACCGGCATCCACTCCCCTGCCTGCTTGTAGTGGAAAGCCACGCCAGCGGCTTTGCATTGGTCGCGCACGTCGCGGAACCATTGCGGGTGCGCGGGCCGCGCGTTCGGTCCGCTCTCGCCGCCAGCGATGACCCAATCCAGGCCGGGGGTCGGCGGCTCGCTGCCATCGAAGCCACGTAGCCAGTCGATGTAAACGCCCTCGTCGGCCCACTTGCCGAACTCGATTGGCCCGAGCGCAGGCTCGTAGGAGACGAATCGCACCGCCGCAGGCGTGTTTAGCAGGATCGGGATGCGGTGATCGGCGCGCGCCTGATCCTCGGCGGTGACGCCGAGCCACACATTCGGCCAGGGCCAGCCGATCACCGGCAACATGCCCTTCGTCATATTCTCGGGCCGTTTGGTGAGCAGCAGCCAGTCGAGCTCGGGCGTTGCCAAAATCAGTTGCCATAGGTCAAAACGCCACTCATCCGGCACCTTGTTGTCGAACACGTCGGCCAGTGATGCACAGAATACGCGCGGCCGCGTGCCAGAGGCCCGCGCCTGCTTCGCCCATTGCAGCGGCTTTTTCCAGTTCGCCTCAGAGGTGCGCTTGCGCGCGCCGTGCGGTCCCCACTCCAGCTTGCCGTAGCGGTGATCCATCATCGCCTCGGCGTAGCAATGGTCGCAGCCACGCGAAACCTTGGTGCAACCCACCCATGGATTGAACGTCGAATCGCACCACTCTATGCGGCTATTTTCGCCCACTTTATGCGGCCTCCCCTTGCATTACCCGGCGCCGGATCGGCCGATAGGTCATGCTGTGCTCGTCGAAGGACAGCAGCGCGCGGCCAGGGCGACACCCGGTTTCCTGTCGGCTGCGCACCTTCCAGCACGTCAAGGACACATGCTCGCCGTGCTCCTCGTCATCCTCGAGATGGATGGTCCAGCCCATGCCCGGCTTATTGACGAAGGCGGCGCTGTCGGCCACGTCATAGCCGATCGGCCGGCGCCCCGGCTCCATCTTCTTCGGATGCGCTACGATGCAGATGTGGACGTCGTATTTGTCGGCCCATTGCCGCATCCGCATCAGGGCGAAATTGATGTAATTCGTCATACTCTCGCCGGGCTCGGGCAGATGCTCAAGCTCGTTCCATGGGTCGACCACAATCAAATTGCAGCCGTCGCGCGCCGCGAGCGCATGAACCATGCGCTTGAGCCACGCCATGCCATGAGTCTCCTCACCCTCGTCGACGCGATGCACTACGCGATAATTGCGGTCGAGCGCTTGCAGCACCTCGACGCGCTTTCCCTCCTCGCCAAACTCGCCGTAGCAGCCGTGCAGTCTCAGTAGGTGATTGCGCACCTCAACCGGATCGGTCTCGAACAGGCAAAGCCCGACGCGCAGATCGTTGGCCCGCACCAGATGGTGCGCGGCCCAGGTGACGAAGGTGGACTTGCCAGCGCCAGGCGTGCCCGTAAGCAGCGAGATTTCCCGCGAGCGGAACGCCATAAACTTGTCGAGTTCAGGCCAATCGAGCCGCCAAATCTTGCGCTCAGGCCGCGGCGGCAAATCGGTGAAGCCAGTAATCATCCCACCCGGCGGGTCGACCTGCCGTGCCCCGTTGACGGCCTGCACCACGACCTCTTGCCCATACAGCAACAGCGTATCGTTCGCATCGTTGCAATCCTTCGGCCAGGCTACATAGCGCACGTCGCACTCATCGAAAAAATTGGCGACGGCGCGCAACATGGCGCTGCCAGCATTGTCGGCGTGCTGCGCCACAATGACTGTGCGCGCCTGCCTGATCGCCTGCTCGTTGCGCTTAAACGGCTCGTAGCGGTCGGGCTCGAGGTTCTTGTCCGACCATCCGGGCACGGCCACGGTGCGCGCGAAGCCGCATTGCAGCAAGGCGAGCCCGTCGCAGGCCCCTTCCGCCAAAATCAGCGGTTGGTTCGCTAGGCTAGCATCTTTCAGCGCGTCGACGTTCCACAGCTCGACCTCAGAACCGCTTACAAAGCGAAACTCCTTGGCGTCGAGCCGGCGATATTGCGTCGTCACGGGCTGGCCGTCGCGGATGTATGGGATCTTCAACCACACCGTTCCGTCCTTTCGGAAAGACGCTTCCCATCCCATCTTGTCGGCGAGTTCGGGGTCGAGCCCGCGCGCCTCGAGCCACGCCGCGCCCTGCTCCCGCGCCGCCGTCATAGAACGCGCCTCCCGCCCAGCCGCAATGCCAGCAATGCCACACCACGCCGTCCGGCTTGAACGTCACCGAAAGGCACCGTTCGCGCTTGTGAACCTTGCGCGTGTGCGAGCACTTGGGGCAAAGCGTGCGCTGCGTTCCCCGATGTGCGCGCACGCTGGCGATACCTGCTTCCGCCAAAATCTCGCTGTCCGTTTTCACCCATACTTCTCCCCTAGTGGTCTGGAATCCGCAAGCCGCCGATCGCCTCGACCCGCGGTGGCGGTTTTGCTTTGCGCTTGGCTTCCAGGTTCTTGTTGCGCAGATCGGCCGGGGTCGAGATGAACCAGCGCTTGCGCTCGGATTCCGGCTGCGCCGCAAGGTAGGCGTCTCGCGCGACGAGGTAACTGCGCAGCTCGATGTGGGGGTTAGCCTCAGCCCACGCGTCGTAATCCGCCTGCGTCAGCCTGATGACCTTGCCCTTGAACGCATAATCACCATCAGGCGCGCTGACGCGCTTTTGATTCTTTTCTTTTCCCTTATCTTCTTCTCTACTCTTTTCAGGCGCGAGCATTCGTCGAGTGTTCGACGAGTCCTGCTCGGGAGGTGGGGGGCATTTGGGTTTTTGCGGCCGGTCTATTTTCTGGTGGTGCCATCCCGTAACCTGAAAATACTCTTGTCCATCAACGGTGTAAGGAGATATAAGGCCGTTCGCCGACAATTCGGCGAGCATTCGCTGAATATCGTCAGGGGAAAAGTCGTCTGCCGGGAATACCTCCGCCTTGATCTGTTTGGGCCGCAGCGGGTGCCGGCCGGCGTCGTCGCAAAAATTCCACAGGCCAATGAATAGAAGGCGAGCGTTCGTCGAACATTCGATGACCTGTGCGCTTGTCCAAAATTCTGGCTTGATAGTTCGATAGCGGGCCATTTAAGTGCGCCCCCAATCTTCCCGGCTCGCCTTGATGGCGTTGCATGACTCGCAAAGGGTTTGAAGGTTTGAAATATCGTTAGAGCCTCCATGGGTGCAGGGCATCACTCGGCCTCCCGCATCTTTTGCTCGATGGCCGACAGCGCCAATTCGGCCGCTTCTCCCACCTGGATCCAGGGGCGAATGTCGGCGTTATCGGTATTCCGATGACGGGCGGCCGCCCTCTCCTCTCTGCGCTCCCTGGGGCTGACATGCGCGACGGCATGACCGCCTCCACCGTGGCAAGCTGGCAGCCGACTCATGCGCTCACCTCCGCGAACATCGGGCAGTCGCCTTTAATGCGACGCTCGGCCATTGCCGCGTATTCAGGATTGAGTTCGATCAGGATGGCGTTGCGGCCTAGACGATCAGCAACGAGGCCAGTAGTCCCCGCGCCCCCGAAAGGATCAAGGATCGTGTCGCCTGGCTTGCTGCCACAGATGATGCAGATTTCAGCGAGCAAGTCGGGCATGACTGCATAGTGGCCTTCACTGTAAGAGGCCGGCGCAACCCACCAGACCGAACGCAGATTGCAGCCGCGCTCTAGGTATTTGCCTTCGTCCTCTCGGCCAGATGCGCGGCGCGTGCCGTAGCCTTCTGACTTGTTGCGACCGCCAAAGACAGCCTTCATCGGGCCGTTGGTTTTGCCGCCAGCATGAGCCCGGGCTGAGCCAGCCTGTGCTTCGACATTCTGCGTGAGGCGAATTTCCGATGACGGTGCAGCCGGAGTGCGCGCATCCTCGCCGTTGTAAAAATAGTCGTTTCGCTTCGACAGATGGAAAATGTATTCGTGGCTGACGGTCGAGCGATCTTCGACGCTCTCAGGCATCCCATTCGGCTTCGCCCATATGTTGCACTGACGCAGGAACCAGCCATCGGCGCGCAGTGCAAAGGCGACCATCCACGGCACGCCAACAAGGTCTTTGTCCTTGTAACCAGCGGGAGGCTTTCGCCAACCCTTCGCGTTTTTAGCGTGGTCCCAGGCGTGGCCGCGCTCGACCATCCACTTGCCCCCGCCGCCATTTCCTCCCGACGCCCACTTATCGCCGAGATTGAGCCATAGCGTTCCATCGTTGCGGAGCACGCGGCGGGCCTCGCGCAGCGCGACAATCAGCTTTTCGGTGTATTCCTCGGGCGTGCTCTCCAAACCGATCTGGCTGTCCATTCCGTAGTCTCGCTGACGCCAGTAGGGTGGTGAGGTCACGATTGCCTGCACGCTCTCGCTCTCGATCTGAGCAAGCCCCTCCATTACATCGGCGTTGATGATGCGGACGGTCATTGCGCCTCCCAGGAAATTCGCCGCAGCTCGGTCGGGCCTTGGTGCGCGCGGTCCCATACAAACCAAGCGAAATTCAGCCGACTTGTCGCCTTAGGGCCCTCGTAGCCATGCCGATGCATCCGGGGCAGCCGATTACGGAAGGCGTGAATCCGAGCGGGGGGTAAGCGGTCAAGCAATCCTCCACGCACACCAGCGATGAACTCAAGGCGCAGAAGCATGACGACGAGCGGGACAAGTGCCGTAGCGCGCTCAAGAAACTCGTCGGCTAATTTGAAGGGCGGATTGGTGACGATGCAGGTCACGCCCTGCGGTGCCTTCCTTTCCATGAGAAAATCGCGCCTGGACTGACTGTCGGGGCAGCCATAGGCGACGAGATCCGTGGCAACCACGTCGCGGCCGGACGCCCGCAACTCTTTGACGATAGCGCCTGGCCCGCAAGCTGGCTCCCATACCTTGTGAGGAATTTCCTCGGACTTGAGCAGGGCGCGCACCGCCTCCGGTGGCGTCTCGTAAAGGTCGTCCTTGCGCTCTGCTAATGGTGCGCGATTGTTGCCAGAAACGAGACTGCGAGCGACATGCACGGTCACGGCATCACCCCCGTCACTCTCAGATGCTCAAACAGGCGCCGCAGGATGTATTGCCGGACGATGGAAATGCCGGTCATTACCAGCGCGATCTGGAATGTGGCGATCAGCGCGATATGGATGCCGAACCAAGGGAAGATTATGATTTGCGCCACGCACGCTACGCCGACGCCAGCGATGACGTTGGCAATCGACTCGATCAGCGAGGTAGAGCGGCTCTGCTTCATCGCGCGTTCGCTCTCTCCCGCTCATGCCGCTGTGTCGGCGACAATTTCCAGACCGCATCGAGACTGTGATCGGTCGGGCAGAACGGATTGGCGAGGCTTGCGGTGCCGCGCGTCACTCGCTTGCGCAGTTTGGCCCTTCCGCCTTTGCCATAGGCGTGCTCCCGGCCCGGGCCCTGCTTGGTGTGGGAGGGGGAAAGCCGATCACTCATGCGCTTGGCCTCGTCTCGTTCGGATGGTTGGGGGCGTTCTTTCCGCTCATGCGGCCTGCTCCTGCTTTGCGAGCGCAGCCTTCACGGCTTTTGCTACAGCTCTGCCCATAGGAAGAGGGACACCGTTGCCGATGACTTTACGTTTGCCGTGAACGGTGAATGGCGCGTCAGCCAAGAAATCTTCCGGCAGTCCTTGGAGGCGGCACGCCTCACGCAAGTCCATGACGTTACCGCCGCGGAATTTGCGAACTCTATCCCGCTGCCCTGGCGCAAGTCCGTGACCGGCAACAACGGTCCCCTCGCCTTCGGGATGCAGCGCGAGCGTTTCAATGTTGAGTGCCTTGTGAACAAGGTTGCCCCAAGTGAACCGGCGAAGGCGCTGCGTTAGACCTCCCACCCAAACGTCGCGAACCATCTGGCTAAAAATCCAGTAGCCGGTAACTTCCGGCTCAGGTGCGGCGGGCACGTTCTCCATCAAGAACCATGACGGACGCGCCTCTGCCACACATCGCTCAAATTCAGGAATTAGGTTCGGTGCAGTCGAAAAGCCATTTGTTTCGACAATATACCGAAGCTGCGAGAACGCTTGGCACGGCGGCCCGCCGATCACCCCGTCGAACTTTCCGGTCGGCGGGTGAAACTTCTGAATATCCCCGCCCCACAAAAGATCAGGACCGCGCACGACGCAAAAACCTTCTTCCTCGAAGGCCATGTCGAGCAGCCCGATACCGGGGAAAAGAGACAGAACCAACCCGCTCACCCCGGCCATTCCTCAGGATGCGCCAGCATGGCTGCTTGAAAGGCTAAGTCCTGTGCTCGCATGTAGTGGCAGTAAAATTCATATCGGTCTTCGTCGCGGCGAACCTCACGCGGGCGATAGCCCTTCATGTTGATGCCGAGTCGCTGCGCCCTGGCTGAGATGTGATGCTTGGTCCTTCCGGGAAACCATCGAATGATCTTCCCGCCTAGTGTCGGGTAGTAGGCGCGGATGATGTCGTCTTCCTCGCGGGTGAATTTGCGTCTCATGTGGCCCTCAGTGCTGCAGCAAGGCTATTTCGGCGGGCGGGTACCGCTCCGGGCGGCGGAACGGGATGACGTGGTTCACAAGCGGGGCGCGGCGTCGGCTGGTCAGATGTATGGGGAATTGGATAAGTTCAGCGTTCATCGCATTGCCCTCCTCTGATCAAGTGCGGAGCGCCCCGGCAGTGGGTCGCCGAGAATGCGGCTGGTGAGGTCCCGCGTGTCGCGCGGCTGCCTCTCACGATAGCGGCGCAGATCAGCCTCGGTCATCGGGCGCGGCTCCATGCGGACTATCCCGCCGAGCGGTCGGTCCCGGCGATGGTTGGAGCGGATTGGCGCCCCGCTGCCGCGACTATGGACCCCTTCGGCGCGAAAGAATCCGTAATACTTGGACACCGTGCGCGATGCGGCGGCGAGTTCGCGCGCGACGTCCTCAATCCGTTCACCCCTGACAAAGCCGAGCTTGATGCGGTCGATCTCGACCTCGGTCAGTTTCGTGCCGTGGCTGCGAGGCTTTTCCCAATCGTCGCGCTTGTTCATGCTGCCCTCACCTTCGGCACCGGCGTCAAGCACAGACGATGATGGCCCTCGCAATAGCTCGCGCCGTCGCAAGTGGGGCGTCCGCAGAACTCAAACGGCGCGCTGTCACCATACGGATAGCGGCACATACCGACTTTCAGTGCCGCAAGGCTGACGCAGTTCTCAGGCTTCTCGGGAACGGCGGCGGCCGACTCGACGGGGAGGGATGTCCCGTTGGAGCCGGCCGCCTTCGTGCGCGACGGACGGGGGGCTGTGGTGCGCACGAGTTGGAGTGGGGACGGGGTGCCGTTGCGTTGTGACGCGCGGCCTTTGCGATCGGGGCCGCGGCGGGGGAGCCCGAGTCGGGCAGCCTTACCTATTACGGCGTTGCGCGATAACCCGCATCCAATACGCGAGGCTATTTTTGAGAACGATAGCCCTTTCGCATGAAGCGTTTTAAGCAAGGCTGCACGAACGTAGGCGGCGTGGGCGTCCTCGCGGCTATCGAACCTGCCGAGCCAATGACTGCGCCCGTTGATCTTGATGTAAGCTTGCCAATAATTGCGGAAACGGTTGTAGTGCGCGCCTTTCAGACCAGACTTACCCCAGCCCCTATTGTTCGCCCTATTCTGAGCGCGAGACGCTGGTCGCAAATTGGCGATGCGATTATCGTCACCTTCCCCGTTGATGTGGTCGATATGCTCTGCGGGCCACGTTCCATGCACGTAGAACCAAGCCAACCGATGTGCGAGATAGCGTCGACCATCGACCCGTATCCGTCGATAGCCATTCTTATCGACGTGCCCACAGGGATTACCCGTGCGGGTGCGAGGGCCGAGTTTGGCATAAAACTCGCCTGTAGCTGGGTCGTAGGATAAAATCTCTTTCAGGCGCTCTTGGGTGAGGAACATCAAGCGGCCCTTTGCGTTGCTTGTTGCGGAAAGGCTTGGTTGCAGCACGGGCACGGCGCTCAATAGATGATCTCCGCGCGGATCGCCTCGCGGCCCATGCCGTCGCGGCGCGGCACCGTGCGCAATTCGCTCTGGCTCATGGTGACGTGGCCCGAGCCCAAGCAGTTCGGGCAGTCGGAGAATTTGTCCTTCCAGGCGACGATGAACAATTTGCCCAACCACCAAGCCTTGTTGATGTGCGTCATGCGCCAACCTCATGGAGGGTGACTTGCGCGCCGGGGTCTATTGTCGGGTCGACGTGAACCGTAATCTCGCGCACGCAAGCGTGGTCGTCGCTTTCGATGATGAGATGCGAAACGAGCAGATCGAGAAGCGGCTTCACTCGGTTGTCGATGTCGTAGCGGCGGCTGTCTGCGCGCCTAAGCCCGATTGTCAGCCGAACCGGGCCTTGCGTTTTCTTCGGGCGCTGAAGGATGAGCGCCCTGCCGGCCTCGTCGGCCCATGCCTGATATTTGCTCGAACGGTGAATACGCTTGCCACTGCGGCGCCACATCAGGTTGGCGGTCGGCGGGAAAGGCAGATGAAAGGTCTGCTTCTTGGCGGTGATAGATCGGACCGGAGGCGAGGCGAGTGCGGGAACCTCGGCCTCCGGTCCTGCCAGCCGCCGCGCGTGGGACACGGCGCTGTTCTGTTGCGGGGCGCCGGTCATGGCGTGATCCCCTTGCGCAGGGCCTCGCGATAATTGGAGAGGGAGTTGTAAATCTCCGGCTCGGTGCTATGCAGCGCGCTGGCGATCGAGAGCGTGTCCATGCCGTTGCGCCATAGCATGTGCGCGCGCACGATTTTATGCGTGGAGAGGAGAGGGATGGAAACCGGCAGCCCTTCACAACCGCCGTGGCCACGCGCGGGAAGCCCAAGGCGGCGCCTGTTGATCCTGATGGTTTCATAGGTGACGCCGAGCTCGGCGGCGATGACCTCCGCCTTCTCGCCGGCGTGCCATAGCGTTTTGAGCCGTTGCTTGCGCTCCGAGTTCATGCGCGCCTCCGGGTTGAGGCGCGGGGCGTGTCGCGGAAAAGAGAATTAACGGGCGGTGCCACCCGTAGCGCGAGGCGGATCAGCCCGAGATTGATCAAGCGATCGGCGATCCAGATTCTGATCCTGAATAGCAACGCCGTCACGGTTCGCCTCTAGCCTCTCAACGCGCCGATACAGCGCGACAAGTTCAGCCTTGGCCTTCGTCTCTCCTGCACCACAAGTGCTTTATCCAGCACCGTCGGTGCGCACTCATCATGCCAGGACATGACGCTACTCACTCGTTACGCTACGCTCGGCTTGTGGGATGAAAGCCCCTCCCGCTCGCCGTTACCTGACTAGGGGACGCGCCGAAATCCCCCGTGTGGCGCCCGCCCCCACCAACTCAGGAGGCGGAAAACTGGAACCGGAACGCAGCTCCCGCCGTTTAGGTTGTGGCGGGGTTTGAACTCAACGACTTGCAACCACTCAAAGCGAAGGACCGGCCCGAAAAGGCACTGGCGGGTCGGTCCTTCTTAGACGGCGCGCCCCTAGTTGCGAACGGGGCAGCGCGCGTCAAAATCATAATTTGACATTACCGTTAAATGATTTTACTGTCAACATTGAAAAACAGTGAAACCGATTTGCGTGACCCGCCCCGACATTTCGCATGAAATGTCATGCATGGGCACGCTCACGAGCAAATATATGAAGATCAAAAAGATGTTCGGCAGACGGCTGAAACAGGCCCGGATTGCCGCCGAGTTCGACTCAGCCGAACAGGCTGCCCATGCTCTGGGGCTGGAGCCCCCCACCTATAGAACGTATGAGCGCGGTTCCTCACTACCAAATATTGAGGTTCTGCTTCGCATTTGCGAGCTGTTCGAGATCACGCCCGATGAACTGCTGATCGACAGTTCGCCCAAAAAGCGCCGCCGCGCCGATCCTGCCCCTACGGCGGAAGCCACAGTTACGCCAGCCGAATAAACAACCGTAAAATAATTTTACGAACCCTATTGACACGCCTTGAGGGGTAATTTAGATTTACGGCCAGCCTTCGGGACTTCTCCTTTCACCCGAAGGTCCTTGTTTTCTCCTCACGGTCGGGAGCGCGAATGCTCCCGGCCACCCCTCAGGGAGATCGAGACATGCAGAAAATCTGGGCCGCCATCAGCGAGGCGGCAGCGGCGGGCGAAATCGTTAGCGTCTCTTATGGCGAAGGCAAGCTCACCGTCATTTTCGCGCAAGCAGAAACTGAAATGCCCAAGCCGAAGCGCAGCTACGCGCGCAAGCCCAAGGCCAAAACGCCCGTGACGCTATCGAGCATTGCGCCGCCCGAAGATTTGGAAATTCCCGAAGCCCTCAGACGGTAGCGGGCCGGGGGGTCACACAGAACGGAGAGAGGTGTGATGATGCGGAATAAAGCAACAGCAGAAGGCTGGGAACTTGGCAAGCATCTGGCTCGCTTTTGCGATGAGGCAGAACCGAAAGCCCGCTTGCGATTTCCTGAACTTCCCCCGCGCTGTGCTTCATGCGCGTTCCGCGCCGGCCCTCACGTCGCCAATGGCTCCCCGCAAACTCAGATGGATGCGCTCAAGTGCTGCATGGAAGGCCACGAGTTCTACTGCCATGAGCCTGCCCGCGAAGGCCAACTGTGTTCCGGGTGGGCGATGATGATGCTCGCCAAGGATAAGCCGGACTTTTGCAAAGTATCGTGGCCTTTTTCTGACGAGCACACCCCTAACCGACAGGAATGAGAGATGAGCGACAGACAACTTAATCCAATCGCTAAAGAGCTGATCGCCGCCAAGAAGCTGATCCAAGACCCTGACAACTGGTGCCAACGGCATCCCCGGCGCGGCAATAAGTTTTGTGCTCGCGGCGCTTTGGATGAAGTCGGGGCCTCTTTTAAGGCGTGGGATTTACTCGCCGGTGCCTGTCTGCCGATCTGCGGCTATCACAGCGTGATCGTCTGCAACGACTCTAAGGGGCACGCTGCGATCATGCAAGCCTTCGACCTCGCCATTTCCAAAGCCCTCTCGCAATCCCCCGAGGAGTGACAATGAGTATTGTCGATCACGCAAGAAGCGAATTAGAGCGCATCAATTTCGGAGCCGATGACACAGCGGTCATGCTGTCCATTCTGCGGACGTTCTTCGGCCAGTGGGATAGCGGAGCGGCGGTTGCGGCGGTTCAGCCCATTCTCAACAAGTGCATCGCCGGGAAACCACTGTCACCGCTCACCGGAGACGATGACGAGTGGATGGAAGTTAGCGACGGCGTTTTTCAAAATCTCCGCTGCTCGACGGTCTTTAAGACCGATGGCCGCTGCTACGACATCGACACGCCGGGTCGGCCAACCATCACCTTTCCCTACACGCCAAAATCGGCGGAAGTGAGAATGCCGCTGTTTGAAATCCAATCCCCCGAGGAGACACAAGGTGAGTGAGCCGCAGGTCAAAGAGCTATTCGTGGCGATCATGAAATATGGCGTGGCAACCGGAGCCACTCGGATTGATCTTCTCCCCGGCTGTTGGGAGCGTCAAGTCAGCGACGAATGTTGGATTTCGATGAACGGCCACAAGGAACCGATCAAGAACTCGAAGGGCCACATACTGCACCCCTTTCAAATCTACATTGAATGGAACGGCTGGCCAGCAGGCATTGTCGAGCCGGGCGGCGGCACTGTCATGGGCCATTGGGGCGACAAAAACGGGGAAGATTTGCTTATCGAACATTTTGAGAAAGCAACCAGCGCCCTCAAGGACCAACCCCATGCCGAGTGAGCTGAGCGAGTATGACCGCATGATTGAGCGTATCGTGTGGGGCGACAATGACGACGAGGTTTACACAGTCACGCTCAGAGGTCTCGCCAAACTGTTTAACGTTTCGGTCGGGCTATTGCAACACGAGGAACGAGTCGCCATCCGCCAAACAAACCGCCACGCCGCCCTCTCCCGCCAGAAGGAGGAAGGGGAATGAAGCCGCTCGGCAAAAATCAACTCGCAGCCTTGAAAAGCCTTGGCCCCAACATGGCCTGCATCGTCGGTGGCAAAGAGCATTTCAGCCTGCTGAAGCGTGGCCTTGTCGAAGCATTGGACCAAGACGGCGACAGCATGTTCATGTTCGTGATTACACCGGACGGCTTGCGCGCCCTAGCCGACGCAATAGATGGCGGCAAGCTTCCGCGAATGACAATCGACGATTTCAAGCCCCCCGCCTCTCACAAGGGAGAATGACCGGGATGGGACACGTCACACACGATCAAGCATGGGACGCGCTCTGTGATCCTGCCGTGCCCGTGCGCGATGCCCTCAAATTGTTCGTTCGCGCACACCGCCGATCAAACGATGCGACCAAGGGTTTTGTGCTCCATTTCGCAGGCATCATCCGCGAGCACCGCGCCCAAGCCGAAGGTGAGAGAAAATGACCTTCAAAATCGGAGACATCGTTTACATCCAGGAGGAAGCGGAAGGTCGCTGCGAGCTATGCGGCAGGCTGGATGAACTAAGGCCCTACGGCCCCAACAATGAGCGCATCTGCTTCGATTGCGCGATGAAGGACAAGGAAACGACCGCTCGCAAATTCCGCGAGTTCATGGACGGCCCAGGGGAGCACGTTCAATGAACGCACCATGGGCTGACATGGTGAAGGCCGATGCCGAGCTTTACGTCCGCGAGCGCGATCTGCCCCGGCATATCGCCGTGTGGCCGCGCGAACTCAGAGACTACTCCATCCCTGGGCATGAAACAATTATCGCGCACATCCAGAAAGTGCTGCGTGCCACTTACGCTGCCGCGTTGCGCGGTCACTGGTCGTATGACGTAAATCGGCACGTCGCGTTGCTCTCGGCACTTCGGGCCGAGCAGGCAGGGCTTCGGCGGCTTAAAGCGGAACGAGCGGCTGCTTGCCGGGAGGATGCTGCATGATCTTAACCGAGGAAGAAGCCAAGACGAAGATTTGTTGTGGCCCGCTTACCGCTGGCGCATCGCCGGCATGGCATGACGGCAAACGCTGCGTCGCCTCTCGGTGCATGGCGTGGCGGTGGGTAGACCAATTTGAAGCTACGCGCACGGGCGAAACAGCGCAGGAAGGTGCCTATCCGACTGGCGTCTTAGCTCAACGCGGCTTCTGCGGCCTCGCTGGGAAAGTAGAGCCATGACCGCCCGCTCTCTCACCATAAGCAAGCGCCGCGCGCGGGCGGCAGCAAAACTCCAGCACGAGCAGGAGGCAAGACTTTGAGGCAACATCTCTGGCCGATCATCGCCCAGCTCAACACCATCATCAATGACAAGACGGACGGATTAGACCCGCTCACCGATGAGGAAGTGGTCGCGCTCAATCTGCTTTCAGAAGCCAAGCTGTTGCTGATTTTGGCCCGCAAGAAATTGGATGAGGCGGACGCAAAGAAGCAGTCGTCGGCATGAAGCACGGCAGGGCGGGGCGCGGCGTGGCAAGGCGAGGCAAGGCGCGGCTCGGCGCGGCATGGCAAGGCAAGGCAAGGCAAGGACTTATTGATGCGAACGCGAGCCGAATTGCAGCAGGAGGATCACCCGCATGACTAACGCTAAGGAACTCGCCCGCCAGGCGCAAGCGCCGTTAGAGATTCCGGAAAGCACAGCGCTGACACCGATGGCGATGCTTGATCGCGCCGTGGCGCAGGGCGCCAACATCGAAACGTTAGACAAGCTCATGGGCCTGCAAGAGCGTTGGGAAGCGAACCTGGCCCGCAAGGCGTTCGACGCCGCTATCGCCGCCGCCAAGGCCGAGCTGCCCATCATCATCAAGACGCAAGAGAAAACCGGCGCCGGCGGCACCTATCGCTACGAGGATTTGGCGGCCATCGCCAAACAGGTCGATCCGATCCTTGCCAAGCACGGGTTGAGCTACCGCTTCCGCACGGAGAGCAACGGCGTCGTCAAGGTGACATGCATTATCTCGCACCGGGACGGGCACAGCGAGGAAAATTCGCTTTCCTCGCAACCCGATACCACTGGCAGCAAGAACGCCATCCAGGCTATCGGCTCTGCCGTCACCTATTTGCAGCGCTATTCGTTGAAGGCCGCGCTCGGCTTAGCGGCAAGCAAGGACGACGACAGCTCATCAGGTGGCGGCGATCTCATCAGCGACGAGCAAGCCGAGGAATTGGCGAAGGAGATCACGGCAGTCGGCGCCGACTACAACAAGTTCCTGCAATACATGGGTGCCGAAGCGCTCACCGAAATCAGGGTAAAGGATTTGCAGAAGGCGAAAGCCGCGCTCGCATCAAAGCGAAAGGCAAAAGCTAGTGCCTGAACTCCTGCATATCGAGGCGGAACAATATTCCGAGCAATGGTGGAACGCCCGCATGGGCATCCCCACCTGCTCGGAGTTTCATACTGTGCTCGCGCAGGGCCGCAAAAAAGGCGAACCATCCGTCACACGCGCTAAATATATGCGGCGGCTTGCCGCCGAGCGTCTGTGGGGCGTGCGAACTGAGCCCTATACCAATCCGCACCTTGAGCGCGGGCGCGCGATGGAAGGCGAGGCGTGCGACTTTTACGCCTTCTCAAGGGACTGCGAGCCCAAGGCGTGCGGCTTCTTTCGCTTGGGCGATAAAGGCGGATCACCTGATCGCCTGATCGCCGATGACGGTATTCTCAGCGTCAAGACGGCGCTCCCCGACATTCTGATTGATTACATCCTGAAAGACCAATTTCCGCTCGAGCACAAGGCGCAAGCCCAGGGCGAGCTTTGGATCACTGGCCGCGCGTGGCTCGACATCATTATCTATTGGCCGGGCTGCACGCCGTTCATCAAACGTTGTGAGCCCGACCCGCAATACATTCTCAATCTCGCCGAGGAAATCGAGCGGTTCAATTACGAGCTTGATGAGATTGTGCAGCGCGTGCGCCGCTACGGCGCTCCTTCGACCCTGAAGGCCGATCTGCAAGCCTCGCTGATCGCGCATGACGCAATGCTCGCGCAAGCCCAGGAGGCGCCGCCGTGGACACCGTAAGCCCGCTCCCCCTGATCTGGCGCAAGGATGAAGGCAAGTTCGCGCCGGCGACCAGCTATCAGCTTAAACGCTGCAACGAGACCTTCGAGGACGGCGGACGCTATCTATTCATTCAGCACTTGGAGCGCTCGCTGCAATCACATCAGCATTATTTCGCTTCGCTCACCGAAGCCTGGATGAATTTGCCCGAGGACATCACCCACGAATTTCCCACCTTCGAGAAATTCCGCGCCACAGGGCTGATCGCCACCGGCTTCTACAACGAGAAGCGGATCATTTGTGCTGACGAGCATGAGGCGAAGCGCATGGCAGCCTTTATCGCTCCCTTGGCGCCGCTTGCTATCGTCTCCTCCTATAAGCAAGCGGTCGTGGTCCGCACGGCAAAGTCTCAAAGCTATCGGGCCATGCCCAAGGGCGAGTTTCAGAAATCGAAGGTCGCTGTTCTGGCGTGGGCTTGGGCTTTGGTGGGAATTTCGCCAGAAGAAGGCAACGCCAATGCGGGGAAGGCCGCATGAAATCCGACCTGGTTGACATCGAGTGCTACATCATGGCCGAGCGCGAGAAAGCGATTGCCATTTGGGACGGCGTGAGCATGGAGGATGGCCTGCCCGACCGCAAAACCGGCGAGATCAAGCCCCGGAAGAAATGGGCCTGGATCCCGCGCTCGCAAATCGAGATTACGCCAAACGGCAAGACCTTCACCGTGACCATGCCGGAATGGCTGGCGACCGAGAAGGGCCTGATATGATCGCCCTCCCCCGCCCGCGCCCTGAGTGGGTCGGCAAGACCCCGACCGCAAAAATCCCAGCCGACGTCAAACTGCGGATTGTCGAGCGCGGCGGGGGCCGCTGCACAGGCCCGTGCCATCGCCAATTCGATGCTAAGCTCAAGCCGCAATTCGATCACCGGCCTGCGCTCGCCAATGGCGGGGAACACCGCGAAAGTATGATTTTCGCCGTGTGCGCCGAGTGTCACTCACTGCGGACGAAGCAGGACTTCGCCGCGCGCGCGCTCACCAAGCGCATCAAGAAGGCCCATTACGGCCTCAAGGAGAAAAAACCCTGGCCGTGGACGCGGCTGTTCAAGCGCAAGGTCGGTGGCACTGTGGTTCCCCGCCACCGCTAACTAGAGGAGAGAGAAAATGTCCAGCGAAGTTGCAACAGTCGAAACGGTTGTCGAGATGCCGATGGATTTCACCGTCATCGCGCAAAGCCCGAAAGAGATGGAAGCCGCGCAACGCTCGCTGATCTTGTGGGCGGCGCGGAAAATCCAAGCGCTTAAGCAGGAGATCGCTGGCCACAAGGCTGAGCTTGAAAAGGCAATCGCCCGCAAATGGGATTCAAGCGGCTGGCGGCGGGAGGTCTCCAAGGCTGAGAAGCGCGAGCACTTTTACCGCAAGATCAAGGCGGCGCTTGAGGCTGGTTACTACATCGTCCCGCCGTTCCCGGTGGATGTGTTCGCTATCCGCACCAAGAAGGAATTTCCCGCGCGGATGGATAGTCCCTACCGCAACAATCACGACCAGCTTCCGCAGGTGCTACCACAGGGCGTCGGTCGCTACGTCGATCCGCGTCCGCGCACAGACACCTATACCGAAGTCGAGCGTCAGAAAGACGGCACAACGAAAGAGGTCCGTTACGTTTACGCCGAGGAATTTCGGGACGTGGATTTTCCCTTCAAGCTCGCCAAGGCAGAAATCCGAGAAGCTACCGAGGCGGCGATGAAGCTCAAGATTTTTGACACGATGGGCGTGCTGCCTAGGCGCCGCAGCCCCGATCCTATCGTGGTGGGGCAAATCATGGTTCCGAACCGCACGCTCTGGCGCAACTCGGATTTCAACCGAGCTGTCACCTTCTTTGTTGCTTGGTGGCTCGATACGAAAACGCTGTAGCCCACCCGAGGAAGATGAGGAGGCGGGGGATGAGTGAGACTCTTGGCGAATACAAAATTGAGTGTGGTCGTTTCCGTGGCCGGGTCAGGGCACGGTCATTAGGAGCTGCGTGGCGCAAGCTGACCAAGGACAGGAAAACTGGCTTTGCGCGCTTGGCGCGCTTTCAAGTCCCCAATATCCCAGTCTGGCAATATTGTGAACCGGAGTATTTAGACTCGTGCCCATGACCTATAGCGAGTTGATAGCGATGCGGATTCAGTGGGCGCTTTGCCGGCTGGCCTACCAAGTCACGATCTGGTGGCCGTGGATGATTCGGAAGCTTCTCCCCTCCGCCGGGGAATATGCACATGCGGAGAGCTTCAAGTGGTTTTGTGCGAACCGGGATCGCCTTGAAGGGAAAATCACCAACGAGGAATTTTGGACATGACGAAGCTGAGCGCACGAGCCATTGGAGAGCGCATTACCCCTGCCGGTCGCGCGGCTCTCGATGAGAGGAAGGGGAGGAAATGAAGCTATTCGCTCTAGTAATCGCGGCCTGGCTCTTTGGAGCTTTTATTGCTTACCCCTACTTAGCAATCCCCTGGTGCAAATTCGCGCTTGCAGTAGAGGGTTTCAATGTGAGGGAGGAGAGATGAGCATTGCAGCGCACGATCCTGGCGGCAAAACCAGGCTCCGATTGCAAGATGGAGTTTATGGCGAAGCGCGTTTCAGCGTGTGTGGAAAGTATCGCTTGTGGCTCAGCCGGGAATGGCAAGAGGACAAGGACGGCCCACCGACAAAGGTTGCACTCTGGATCGGCATGAATCCTAGCACGGCTGAGGATACCGTGGACGATCCAACCATTCGGCGCGAAATCGCCTTTACCCGCAGACTTGGCTGTGAGTGCTACATGAAATTCAACGTCATGGACTATCGGGCTACCGACCCGAAGAAATTGCTTGCTCCGAGCGTAGAGCCGCGCAGCCCCGGCAACCTTGATCTCATTCTGAGTTACGCCAAGCATTCGGATTTCGTGATTGCCGCATGGGGCGCGCTGCCAAAGCGGCTTCGCCACTACGCCAACGAAACGCAGCTGGCACTGCAAGATGCTGGAATAAGACTGTTCTGCCTAGGACGTACTAAGGACGGATCGCCACGGCATCCCCTCTACATCGCCAAGACCGCCGAATTTGAGGCTTTCAAGCAATGACTGAAACACCCGAGATCAGCGATGCAAGGGTGTTACCTTGCATCAGCGTGGAGGAGTTGGACAATCTTGAGCGGCATTGCGATGCTGGCTACGCCTATCTAGCCGCTGATTTTAACGACGGCAAAGACTATGACGTGATCCGTCCAACGCTCAAAGATTTAATCGCCCTCGCCCGCCGTGCGCTGGCGATGCAAGGTGCGGGAGGGTGGCGGGATATTGCGAGCGCGCCGAAGGATGGGACGGAGGTTCTGCTTGGGTTTGACCATCCATTTGTCGTCAGGACAGGGCAATGGTCGAACTACTTTAAGGCGTGGGTCACAGGTGAGTATTCATCGCCGTTTGCCAATCGTCCGACACGCTGGCAACCGCTTCCCCCTCCCCCACTAGAAACCGGAAAGGATACCCTAGCATCTGTTCTCGAACTAGATAGTGCTGTGCAGGAGTTTCAAAAGCGCAACCCTGCGGCGGCTGAGGAATGCCGTCACACCAGCGTCGGCATGGAAAACTTCGGCACGCCAGACGAAAAGCTGATCTGCTATGTCTGCAAGCAAGAGATCGAGCTTATCGGGGGCGAGGAAGGCCATTACCGCACTAAGCTAACTCCCTCCCCACAGGGGGGAGAAAGGAAGGATGAAGATGCGAGGTTGGGACAGACGCAACTGGACCCGCGCGAGTGTCCTATTCACGGAGATGTGGTGGGCGACGTGAGCCGACGCGAAGCCCTTAATTGCGAGCCAAGCGGCGAAGGCCGAGAGCCTCTTGGTAGAATGGCTCAAAGCCACTCCGTGCAAAATGGCTCAAAGCCACAGCCCTTCTCTCCCTCTCCCGCCAGCGACGCCAAGGCGTCACTCAGCGAGGTCGAGAAGCTGGCGGAGCAGTTTGAACTTTGCGAGCGCATGAGTGCCGATGGCGCTGACTTTGTTGGGGTCGAGCCGCAACTTGCAAAAGACACTATCGCCCTGCTCCGTTCGCTTGAAACCGATTGGCAAAAGGAACATGCAGCAAGGCTTAAGGCTGAACGCTACGAACTAGAAAACAAACAACTATACAAAGCCCTCCAATCCGCCAACCGAGCCCTCACGGTGGAGGTGGAGAGATTGCGAGCAGAACTCGAAGGCGATCCTGTTGGCACGCTGTGCCACGTTGAAGTTTTCTTGGCGGACTTCCCCGGCGACAATGTTGTCGAGAAAGCAATGAACGCCCGCACCGCTCTAAGCAAGGTGGGGAGGTTGCGGGAGGCACTTGGTCAGATTGCGTTTGAGCCCGCTGAACCGATGCACATGGATTGGTTCACTCTCAAAGAGATCGCCCGCGCCGCTCTAGGCAAGGAGAGCTCTTTGAAGCGGCTCTCTCCCCAGGCAAGGAGTAGGACCATGACGCCGGAGGAAAGAGCTTGTGAGATTATGGAGTCGCTACAGCCGAATGCGACTGCCGTTGCCTTGTTTTCTGTCGGGCTGGTCAGTGATGCAATTCGCCAAGCCATCGCTGCCGAGCGTGAGAGATGCGCGAAGATTGTAGATGCTTGGGCCAAACACTTTGATCGAGACGGCGATAAAGAGGGCGCAGCGATGGCTCGTGACTGCGCCGCCGCCATCCGCTCCCTAGGCTCAGAGGGGTGAGGAATGCGTTTCCCGACGCACACATACGTCTCGACCGACCCGGTTTGCCCGCCGGCGCGCAAGCATCTCTGCATCGGCTGGCTGCCTGAGAAGCAGAAGCGCCAAGATCCCACCACCGGCAAGAAGCGCTATGTCTGGGCCTATGGTGTGGCTGGCTTCCATTACGGTGCCACTCCGCAGGAAGCCGAGGCCAAGCTCAGGGTGTGGATTGAGGCCGAGCGTGAGGCGATTCTAAAGACCGAAATCCGCCAAAGCCGACAGCAGGGGACGTTGGCGCGCAAACGGGCGGTATTATGGCGCAAACGCCCGGCATTGCGTAGCAAACGCATAACGCGGAAACAAAATGGCAGATGACAACCTAGGGCTGCGTTCCTATTCTGCCGCAATGGCAAGGGGCGAGCCATTCATTGTTCTCAGGCTTTCGACGCAAGAGCCGATAGAACTTAGTGCTTTCGTCGGGGCCTTTGCCGCACTTGGCGATGAATACGAGCGCTACTCGGCGAAGTGGATATGTACGTTCGTGAAGTCCGTCCCGGCAGTATCGAAGCTGATCTAATCCCCTGGCTATCGATGTTCGCACCCTTCATCAGCGAAATGGATAAGGCGCTGATCATTGAAAACTTCGTGCGGGCATGGGCGGGCCGTTTCCAGGCGTTGCTTGGCCGTGGCAAAGCCACCCCTCCAGAAACCCGCGCCGAATTGAAAGATTGGGCCGACGCATGTCGTAAGCTGACGGTGGGCGCGTTACCCACGCCGGCTCACTTTTTTCCGACATAGCCGTCGATGACGACCCATTCCTCTTCTTTGCGGATGATCTTGTCCGCTTTTTCTTGGATGGTTTTTACGACCTCTGGGGTCACATCGTCGTCGTATTGGAACGCCTCAGGTGGCAACCGTCTGCCGCCATCGGGCCGATCCTTCTGCTTCCGCAGAGCGCCCATTATGTTCCTCCCAGACTTTTCCTTAGGGAAGCACGTCATGGTACTGGACTCAACAGCGAAACGCGGCAAGGCGTGACGCAACGATCAAGACTTCCTCCTGAACAGAATGGAACTTGCAATCGACCATTCGCAACTAAATCACCAAGTCATCCCGAAAAATAAATTTCACCGCCCGCAAAGCCTTATTGTTCCGTTCCGAGGTTCGGCTAAGTCATTGTTCTTAACTGGAGCGGTTAGACTGACAAGGCGATCTATGATAAGATGGCATTACAGTCGTAAACCGGCTGCGGCTCTTTGACAATCGAAAGGAACTACTTATGAGCACCATCAAGGTTGGTGATCGGGTCACTTGGCGACGGCCGTCTGACGATGCCCATATGTATATCGGGATCGGGGACTGCACGGTGCTTGAACTCACCGAAGTCGTTGTGGACGAACCTAATGCCGAAGGGGACTACACTGTCCCCGGCGCACTCATTGACGCTCACAGATTCGGCCAAATTTATG